GTAACGAATCAGTTGAACCTCGATCTGTCCAACAATGCCATGATCATATACGATCCCAGTTGGAATGGGGTGTACACAGCCATCAACAATGTTTCTGGGTATGGGTTCACGGATGTGTCACTAAATATGTTATTGTACGTCATAGATCCTTCACAGAACAGCTTTGTGTATGGGGAGTTTTTGATCGGCTACCTGTTTTATAATGGGTTAATACAGTACAATACACAAACGGTGTTGGGTGAGTTACAGAGCCAGGGCTTATTTGATGATTTATTGGCGACGATAAGTCCATCAACGTTGACCAACTTATTGTTTGGTGCCCTACAGAACAATGTTGATCCGTCCCTGAATTCCCCGCTGCAGCTCCTCGATCCAAGTGCGAGTTTCGTAGACATACTGGGGACCATCCAGGCAGACCTTTCATACAATTCTCTGTTTCAGCTGTTGGACCCGAGTGCCAACCTACAGACCCTGATAGGGACCATACTGTACGACTTGTCGCTAAACTCTCCCTTGCAGCTGCTGGATCCCAGCACCAATTGGTCACAGGTGATAGGGACGATCGTGACAGATTTGTCATTAAACTCGGTGCTTCAACTGTTGGATCCTAGTGTGAACCTTGTTCAATTGGGGACATCTATTATAGGTGCGGTTCTTGGGGGTAACATAAGTGGTGTAAACTCCATTCTGGACCTGTTAGGCGGGGTAACACCGGTGCAATTGTTTAGTCAACTGATGCAAAACCCAGACATATCGGCCAATGCGTTGCTTAACGCGGCTTTTGAACAAATAGATCTACTTGCGTTATTTGCGTCTCTATCCCAAAACGTTGCCATAAATCCTAACCTAGTGAACGACTTGTCCCTAAACTCGTTATTATCATTGCTTGATCCAAGTGGAAACTTGATACAAAAGGTGGTCGCCAATACCTATCTAATACGGTATCTGTTTTCAAAGGGAATAATCAACGTCAACAGTTTTGTGCCTCAATTTATAGGTGCCATTCAGACCACACCTCAGTTGCTAGCAAACATCATCCCCTACGTTAATTTCCCGGCATTGAAGGCTGATCCAAGCGGAAACGAGCTGTTGTTGGCGAGTTTTGATGTTGACGTTTTCGTGGGGGCGAACTTTGCGCCGCTATTAAAGTACCTGCCGGACATCATTGAACAGGTCGAACCACAAGACCTGTTCCTCTATACGGACGCACAGAGGGTGTCCAAGTTCATCACCGACAACCCTGATATTATCACCAGCCTCATCCAACCATCCACCATCTTGCAGGCGATCCAATCCGATCAAAGCGCTCTCAACAGTCTGATCAACATCGAGCGCCTCATTAGAAACCTACAGTACAACCCGGACCTATTACCCTTGTTCACCAACTTGAATTCTTTATTTACCTACATCATAGAGGATCCATCCGACAATCAACTGTTGATCCGATTGTTTAACAACCAAAACTTTGCGATATTCGTCGACAACGACCCCAGCTTCCTGACATATCTCTTGGATATAGACCAGTTATTGGCTGACCTGTCCGGTAATACCGATTTTGCCTTTCTGTTCGACGGCTCTGGGAATGTGGTAATAGAGCTTGCCGAACTGACGCAACAGTACCCCCTCATCCTGTTGTTTTTGGTCAAGTACTTGGACCCGGCCAAGATATCCGCGTTGGTCAACACCAATCCCGACTTGTTGTTTCAGTTCGTTAACGTAAATGAATTACTTGTATTAGTACAACAGGGCATTATCCCCTTTGATCGCCTGATTGATGCGCCGACATTGGTGACCAACCTCGAAGGCGACAGCAATTTGGTAGGGTTGTTGTTGGACATCAGCACCATTAAACAGGCCATTGAGAGCGATGTATCAGGTAACATCGTGGGCAGTCTGTTGGACAGAGGCGTGTTAAAGACCTTCATCAAGAGCATTCCTATCGAACAGATCCAGGAGATCATCAACGTGGATGCTTTCACCGATCCCTCCAATAACAAATGGCTCAACTATTTTGACATGGCGGTGGTGACGAGCGATCCGGAGATCCAAGCAATCCTGCCCAACATCATTCGACCCGAGATTTTCACGAACCAAGACCCAGTCTTCCCAGGAGTCAACAACGTTGAGTTTCTACTGGACCAGGACCCCAGCAAGAATTTTATTAATGTTTTAGGGCTGTTGGGAGAGCCGGCTATAGTCAGTGTGTTATTAGACGCGAGCTCCAACAGTTTCCAGATCCTACAGCTCTTGTTCGGTTCCTTTGGCACTTTATTAGGGGACATATCGGGCAACATCAACTTGTTGTACAGTTTTATTTCTCTGTTTGACGACACTAGTCTTTTTGGACTACTAGCCAACCCTCAATTACTCAACACCATAAATGAGACCATCCTGAGAGGAATCTTCAAGGCGTTGCCGTTAGAAGTGGACATTAGTAACAACAGGGAAATATTCAGTCAGTTCTTAATCGGGGACATATCCGGTAACACCTCTAGCCTTATCCAGATTAGCACCATCTTAGACGAACAAAAAACATTAGAAGCTTTTCGGACAAATGTACCTGCGGATGTCCTAGGCGACTTTATCAATTTGATCACTCTCGAAACCATTCAATACGGCATACAGGCTCAGATCGCGGATCCCTCCTCTAACTTTATAGAAAGTTTCTTTAAGAGTTCTCTCGGGGAGGGAACAATTGGCACCAACTTTGCAGCCAGCATCTTCCAACAGTTCTCAGGGGAAAGTATTGGCGTCGTGTTACAGTTTATTGATTTTACGTCATTGTTACAATCAAATATTGGTATATTGTTTAACTACATTAGCTTTGTGGATTCTAGCGGGAATGTAAATCCAAGTATTTTGTCGTTGGTAAATCTGGAGAACCTATTTGCAAACCCCAACTTGTTTTTGTCAGACCTGAGTAACAATCCGATGGCCTTTGACATATTGTTGTCCTATCTGTTTACGGTAGTGAGTCCAAATCAAATCTTGAACGAACCGTCGCTGCCTTCCAATAGTTATTTGTTGGACATTCTGTACGTGTACGGGGAGACCGTGAACAATGTGTACATACCTGGAATATTGGACATATCGAATGCCTCAGTGTTTGTCGATCCGAGTTTTAACTGGTTGCCGTACATCAAAAAGGACAAGCTGCTGAGCGACATCTCCAACAACCCCGCCGTACTATCCTATTTTGTGGACCTGGAGACTATGACTCAAGATCCGGCATTTTTAGGGGTAATGTTGACGGTGATACCGCCCCAGAGGTTCGTAGAGATATTGACCACCTCAGATCCATCGTTAAACATCTTAAATACCACCGCATTCAGTACTAACTCGCTGTTAGGTTTGTTAGACATTCCCAAGTTATTAACGGATGTCAGCAACAATGTCGTTATCGATGCCAGCGGGGTGACCATCGTGCAGACTCTCTTCAGTAACTTTCGACTGAGTGAATTCATCATTGCCTTGTATCAGAACCCGCTGTATCAAAGTTACTTATTAAATGCCATTGCTACGATCGATATTAACACGCTGAGGAGTGATTTAAGTAACAACCGCACGACCATTATCAATGACATATCCAACGGTGTGATCTCACTATCTGATTTCGCTTCTTTGATTACCACCAGCGGCCTGCAACAACTGGTCTCGAGCGATCCACAAAAAGTCTTGGATTATTTCAACTTGGTGGACATCAATCTCTTGGTGCAACTAATAGAGGACAATCCGCGGTTCTTCCTGAGCTTGTTGCCAAACGACGGGCTGTTGACGTCCATCATAGATTTCTCGACGTTGACGATAGACGGACTCCTCGAAGATGCGTCTCTGATAAGCGGGTTGTTAGGGGATGCCACGACAGACCCATCATCTAACCTGTTATCTGCTCTATTCTCCAATGAGGTGATGATAGATGTGTTGTTTAAAACCAATCCGATCAAGGACGTGTGCTTGAACGATATTCCTGACAACATCGTGGATCGGGAGTTTTTGCAAACCTTGGGGTACTTGCCGATTCAGTTGAAGGCATTAGATCCGTCGAACAATCCGTTGTTGGATACCAACGTGTTAAATTTCACCTTAGAATTAAACAAACTGTACAGCTCGCTAATCCCAGATTCCCTACAGGACTTTGCAACCCAGCCCATTTTTAGACCACTATTTTTAGGATTTACACAGGCTTTCTTGGACGTATCTTCGAACCAAAACATATTCCTATTCACCGAGAACGATCCCGATTTGCAGGTCCGGGAATACATCACTATCAAGGACATCAGCTCTAATATCGTGTATGGACCCTATCCGATCATTGTGTCGGAGGTCATTAACAACCAGAAACTGTTGAAGATCCAGGTGGATGCCTCCTTCAACCCCTTGTATCAGTCCTACCGACCAGACGCATCCGGACAGTACATCATCAACAATTTTTATAACTCGTCACTGGCGGTGACCAATGTTAATGAGTACAAATGGCGCGAGTATTACAAACAGAGTTATGATGTGCTATCGTTGTCCGTCTCCATCATCCCGGTGATAGAGACACTTGTGTCTGAATTCCAAGAGAGCAAGACGGTGTTGCCGGACAGGAACACCGTGGCCGAAGACATGATCATCATAGGAATCAATTCGGACACGTACAAGACGAAGATGACGGACGCATCCGATGTGGTGGTGCCATCCATCGATATTTCTACCAGCCTGGTCACCATCACAGAAAAATTGAGTTTTTTGCCTATTTTGAACGGTTCCTACGTGAACCTGCGCAAGGTACACCACAATCGAACGCAACTTAGCAATGCTCTGACATACACATCCAACATTTACTCGATAGCGCAAAACGTCGACATTAGCTGTAATGCGGTTATAGCAAACATGGACACCAATACAGTGAGTACAATAGGAACAAACGCTATTATTGACTATGGGAATGCTGTCACGACACTGGTCAATTACAGCTCGACTCTGGTGAGCCTCATCGATCTGATAAACACATGCATTACCGACATTAACTTTATCGCAGCTAACATTACCAACAGCCAGCAGTTGGCCACATTCAATTCCCAGACCTCAGTCATCAAGAACAGCGATCTTACCAACACCATTAGGCAGTCTTTGGTGGATCTTAGCAATAATCCACTTCCATACATAACAGACGCATCCTCCAACATTAACTACATCGTCAACGCCTTTCGCTCCAACCCATCTTTCCTAACCAAAGCCGCTGTTTTCAACGCCTACTACAACAGTTTCGGAAACATCAAACAATTGGACTCCCAGACGGATATCATCGACGCTTTCATCCTGGACTTGTCCAACAATGTGACGCCGACCATGACAGACTTGTCTGACTCCATTGTACGGGTATTGGATGCGAGCCTCAACATTGCTCAAACTGATGCCTTCCTTGCGAGCGTGGACGGGTATGTGCAATGGCTGGACATTTCCCTCAATTTGACAACTATCACATCCCTGGTACAACAGATGAAACAACTCGAGAATTCCCCGGTGAGTTACGACTCATCCCTGAACAAGGTGCGCGATCCCAGTGGGAACATAAACGTCATCGCACTGTACGAGAAAAAACTGGGCACCGCCTTGCCTTTTGACATTAGTGTCTTTGACGACCCGACCATTGGATTTGTGACCGAGTTCATTCTAGGGATTAGCCAAGCAAAGACAGACGTGGACAACCTGATCCGGCTGATCGATGTGGGTAACCTGGCTGCACTGATTGCGGATACCAGTGCGAACACCCTCCTGAGCGGGGCGTTAGATGCGTTGTTACCCTTTTTCACAAACCTTTCCTTTGTCAGTATCTATGCAGCATCTCTGCCCCCTATGTCATCTATTATTGTCAACAAGCCATCAACGTCTGACTTGGCAACATCCACCGCACAATTATTTAATAAATTTGTGTATTTTGCGGCTATGTGCGACTGGATCAACAATTCCCTAAATGCACTGAATTTGGGCGACATCCGCACTAAAATAAACACGATGAGGAACATTCTGAATACGGTCAAAAACCCAGCGAGTCCTCTGAACAATACCCTAGGACAACTAGAACAAGTCCCCGCATTGACGACGTATGTTCAATCCTTGCAGAACAAATTTGCGCAATTGGACAGTGGGTTTGACGTGACCGACATCTCACTGAACTACAACAACATGGACACTTTACAGGTCATCAAGGGAAGGAACATATTGATTGGTACCGCTGGGGATGCATACACGTCCATATCGACAATGTTCACTGATCTATCGACCAATCTCACGGGGTTTCACAATGTGAGCTACAGTAGTGCATCCTTTGACGACATCAACTTGCCCATTTCCACATACATTTCCAAAATCACCAACTATAACAGGTTGGTATCCAAGTGGCCCACGTTATTGAACATATACGATCGAATGGTTGACGGGTATCGCAACTTTGATTACGTCTACTACTTTGAGGCACAGCTGCGGAGATTGTACACCATCGTGACCATCAAGGAAAACCTAGACATATTGGATTTCATTGAGGGGAACAATAATCAGGTTGGTCAGTGGTTACAGCTTGGGGCGAGACAGAACAGCGTTTATGTGTTGGCATCAGATCAAAACGACTTTTTGCAGCTGAACGATTGGGTGTTTCTGCAGAACCAACAGCAACAGAACTCTTATCCGGTTATTATCAATGATGTCTTGACCGTGTTGTACAAGAACGACAAATACAAGATTATCCGGATGGTATGGAAGGCAAACACCCAAATTATTGATGTCAATAATAGATACACGATCGAGGGCGGCATCGGTAACTTCATCGCGGACTATGATGTGCTGCACGAACGGGTGTTCTTCGACGTCTATTCCAATTATCAGTTCGTAAAGGAGTTCAGTCCGATCGTGTTATCCTACGTGGATACTTTCACGGACTACTCCACCCAATACACCATACAGGAGTACATGCGGTTCATCTTAACCGATATACTCAGAAACCCACCTACCAACATCCACATGAACGAACTACCGAATTCAATAATGGCGAGGGTGTACAACCACGGGTTTGGGTCCATCAATCTGATTAACGAGACGGGTTTAAATACCATAGCCAACACGTTATCGAGCTATGTTGACACGAAAGAAGCTAATGTCAGATTGATAGCGGCAACATTAAACAGACCCCTAGTGCCGACAGTTGCGTGGGTGGATTATTTAGGTCACTTTTTAGCGTCCAAGATCGAGTTAATGATCGATGACCAGCCCTTACAGGTGTTAACAAGCGATTGGCTGCAAATATGTTACAACACTAACGTAACGGATGGGCAAAAACGGGGGTACAACATCATGATCGGCAACACCCCCGCGTTGACCACTCCATCGGCCTACATTCCCGGTGGCACCCGATTGTATATCTCCTTGCCCTTTTATTTCCACAAGAGACCCTCCTCCTCCTTGCCCCTCATTGCCATGTTCAACAGTTCCCTCTACATGAAGGTGCATCTACGGACACTAAAAGAGCTGCTGCATATTCCGGCGACGGCGCGCGTAACGACACGAGGTGACATGAAAATCGTAATGTTGGGCAAGTACGCTTACTTGGGGGATGTGGAGAGGAAGCTGTTCGCGGAATCGAGACACGAATACATCATAGAACAGGTGCAGTATCGAGTGAACAGCGTGGATACTGTGAATATCAACGACAAGATCCATTTTATGAATCCAGTAAAAGACATGTTTTTCTTCTATCAATCCGCGGAGAACCTTGAAAGAAAACAGTACCAAAACTACACTTTGAACACAAGGGACAACCCGTTTAAGCGCATCGCCTTGAAACTGAACGGTCACGATCGCTTTGATTGCGACGGAATGCAGACCGGTTACGTATATCCTTTTGACAGATACCAGACGACCTTTGCCCCTGGACTGAATGTATACTCCTTCTGTTTGTTCCCAGAAGATGGCCAACCGTCGGGCGCCTGTAACTTGAGTTACATTACCGACAAGGAGCTACGGTATGAACTCGAGGAGGTAAAGGACGGGGTGATAAAGGTGTTTGCCCGGTCGTATAATTTGTTGCGGGTGATGGGTGGTACAGCGGGAATCGGGTTCTAAATGGAATAAATATTAACTGACATAGGATTAATCATGGGAGGTGGAGGTTTGTTCCAATTGGTGTCCACCGGATACGCAGACATGTTTCTGATAAACAAGCCGGAGATCACGATGTTTAAGAAAGTGTATAAACGCCATACCAACTTCGCGGTGGAGGCAATCCCGCAGTTTTTTAACACCAAGCCCGATTTTGGCGCACGCGTGACGTGCACCATTGCCAAGAATGCCGATTTGATATCCCACATGTACCTCGTCGTCAACCTGCCGCCCATCGGACGGTTTCTGAACGTCCCGGGGGAGTCTGGCGAGGGGAACGAAAACATCGCCAAGTGCGCATGGGTCAAGAACGTAGGCTTTCAGCTCATCAAACTTGTAGAGATAGAAATAGGTGGCATGGTTGTTGATAGACACTATGCGGACTGGCTGCACATCTGGGCCGAACTGACGACGCCCTTGGGTAAACGAAGGGGGCTGGACATGATGATCGGCAACTTGCCCCATCTGACTGACTTTACAAACTCGAAAGAGTCGTATCAACTGTACGTTCCGTTGTTTTTCTGGTTTTGTCGATATCCCAACATGGCGCTCCCCTTGGTTTCCATGGTGCACGCCGATGTCAAGGTCAACGTGGAGTTCAACTCTCTGGACAATACCCTGATACTGGCCCCCTCCCACTATGTGGAGATTGATGATGATGTTGTCCTATATAAAACGGGAGACACCATCCGACAGACCGTCCGGGGTGTTACTACGTATGGAAAATTTATACATTATGACGTACTGAACAAACGGCTGTATTACAACAAGATCACTCCGGAGGCGTTTGTGATGGGGGTTGACGTAGTGAACCAGGATGAGGTGTCGGTGCTGCCCACGGGGAACGAGCGACTGTACTTGGACAAGAACAAGTATTTCAACCACCTGGTGAACCTGTCACTGGGCAACACCTATCTGCTGGTGGATTACGTGTATTTGGACTTGCCCGAGAGACTGCAGTTCCTGAAGCGGGACCACGAGTACTTGATCGACACCCTACAATTCGACAACGATAAACTGGTGTTCCACATGAACAACAAGATAAAGATCGGGTATAACAACCTGTGCAAGGAGCTGATATTCCGGGCACAGTACGACTATTTCAACGCGGGATACTCGAAAGACAAGTTTCGGTACACGAACCTGCAGGGCGAGTCGCTGTTGAGGAGGGCGCGGCTGTTGTTCAACGGTCAGGAGCGGATCCGGGACAAGCCCAGTGAGTATTTTGAGTGGCTGCAGCCGTATTTGTCTCACACCCGACCCAGTCCGAACGGTGTGTGCGTGTATTCCTTCGCGCTGACCCCCGAGAAACACCAACCGACGGGCGCCGTAAATCTGAGCAACATTAATGATATCGTGTTGGACGTGACGGTGGACAAGGACGTCTCCTATCAGCGCCCCGTCAAAATTAGAATTTATTCGGTGACGCTCAACGTGTTGCGCATCATCGACGGCGTGGTGAGCGTCGCTTTTTGAAAAACCTGATTATTTTATTATATAAATGATCAGGTGTGAATTGATTAGGGGGGTAGAGGAATAGATGCTCTAACGGAACTGGTGTATCCGGTGTTGTAGCTACCACGGGTGACGTTATGAGCTGTCACGTCGGCTGCTTTCATGCCCTTGGTATAGAACAGCTGCCAAGCGTTGCCCAGAGCGGCAGACAGCTTGACAACACCGACGGTCATACCCTCGTATGCCTTGCTGAACTCCGCGAGGAAGGGAGCGATATTTGCATCGGTTAAATCACCACCGTAATCGATAGCAGCACCTGCACTGTCCTTTAGGCCGTTGACCTTAGCCACGGTCACTTTAGCGGCTTTGTCCAGGTAATCGGTTAGGCTTTTAATTGCAGCTTCGAGGGCTGCTTCTGCTGCCTCTAACATTTGGATTTCTGCGTCAATAGCGCCAATAGTGGTTGCATCAAATGCTTTGCTGTTCTTTTTAAGAATTTGTTTAAGAGCCTCGTATTGAGCCTTTAGTTTTACACTTGCCTTTGCCGCAATTGCAGGTGCGCCACCGAACTGACCAAACATCGATGGATAAGGCATTAGGCCAACGGGTGTTAGGTACTGCACGCGACCGTTGGAGATGGCGTCTTTGATCTCGTCAAAGGTGGGATCTACAGATGATGACTTTTTCGTTACGAGCTCCTTGGGAATAGTGGAAGCATTAATGGCGGTGACGATATGTGTCAGTAATTCATAAAAAATAGAAGGTTTTATCATACCCGCATTTACCAGCTTTTGTCCACTAGGAGTGGACATCCATTTATCGACCGGGTCGAGAAGTCCTGTCGATGGGTCTGCCTTCCATCCCAGTTTCTTTAAAAAGGCGTATCCTTGAAGGAGTTTAATTTTGTCTTTTTCTGTTTCATTAAAACCTAGGTTACCATTATTTTGGACCAGATTCATTAAGCATTCGTTGTCGAAGGATTCAATGGCACATTGGGCCATGATCATGGAGCATTCATTAGCTCCGCCAAAAGCTGCACAAACTTTATCAAATTCGCACTCTGACTTTGCGGTGTATAACGTGGATACTTCGGTGTTGGTGTCATCAAAGAACCGTACAATTTTGCCATCGACGATACCACGAACAGAACCAACCACTCTCGGGTTTTTTGCAGCGTTTAGGACTTCCATGAGGTGCCTGCTGTTAACAAAGCCGAATTTTTTGCCCATAATTGTAAATTCCAATTTGCTTCTTAAGTCGGTTCTTGACTGTACTAAATTTTCAATCACCATAAATGCATTAGGTGCCGTTAAGCCTGATGTTGGTTGAGCAATACCCTTTGCTCTGGCATAAGATTCAATAAGTTTATCAAGAGCTGTAGCTGTGCTCATTTATCAATATATTAAAGTGGTAGATAATATTTTTCATTCTATATTTTAAATCTATATATTTCATCCACATAAAGACATAATCAATTAGGTAGGTTAATTGGTAAACCATGGAAAACGACTGGCGCGATGACGTTCTGGACAACATCACGTCCCTGAGCAGTGTGAACCTCTACGAGATCCTGGAGGTGGACAAGGAGGATGACGCTTCCGTGTTCAAAAAGCAGTACCGCAAGCTGGCCCTCAAGTACCACCCAGACAAGGGTGGCGAGGACAGCGACAAGTTTGAGCTGATTAACCTCGCGTATCACATCCTGAGCGACCCCGAGCTGCGCCAAAAGTACGACGACATCTATGAGGGCTACTCGGATTTCACCAAGCTCAAGGACACGGCGTTCCATACGGTCAAAACCGCCACGGCGGACGATCACAAGCAGTTCAACGCGCTCGCCGAACAGCTCAACAAGAAGCACGGTTTCGATGTAGACGAAGACTGGAAACCGGAAGAGATCTTCCGCCGAAAGCTCAATCTCGAGGACGAGCGCACGCGGTTCGAAAAGGAACTGAAGGAAAACACTACAAAGTTATCCGAAGATGACTTTACACACAGGTTCGAAGAAGGCCGGGAAGTGGACGGTCCGATGACAGGCGACCTAGTGGCCTTCAATGAAAGCGCCGGTGCAGTAAGCAACTGGGTGTCGCTAAATGATTTCGAACAGCTGTACGATGACAGGGGCAGTCTAGAGGACAACTTCAAGCTGCCCTCCCTGGGCAAATTCGTCGATGACGACACTTCGCTGGAGGCGAGAATGCGTCGTTACGAGGAGGAGGGTAAGCACCTGGCGGGTCTGACAAAGACCAACAAAGTAAGCCTCAACGACAAGTAATCAGTCTGTCTGAGTGGAACTATCTACATATACACTAGATACCTCCCAAAATTGCTGGATGTCTGGGAGGCGCTCTTTAGCGGTATTGTATCCAATATCCAGCATTTTTTGTTTTTGTTCGTCGGTCAGTTCAAAGTTAAAAAAGGCGGTAATCGTCTTGACGGTTATCATGATAGGTCTATACATTTCTAAAAAGTTATTTACATTTCCATCTATATATGCTCCCAATAGGTCGTATATGTAGTCGATGAAGGGATAGCCACTAGAGGGTGTGGCTTCATGGGAACCGTGACAGTAGATGGCTAGCGTCTGACGTAGTTGTTCTTTTTTGATGAGGTGAATGGGAAAGTTGTCACAGACGGCGCCGTCGATGTATTTTTCGCCATTTATATCCATGGGCGTGAAGATTAGCGGGATGCGACAGGTGGCCATCAATGCCTGCCAGATGGGGACCTCCGAGGTGCGATCGAAATGAACGTTGCATTTTTTCGTGACATTGTAGGTGGACAGCGAAACATTGATGCCACGGTCTTCATAGAGTTGTTTTAGGGTGTAATCTAATTTTTCTTCACCCAACTTGAAGGTGATAACGGATTTTGTGATGATTTCCATGTTGGTTCCGAGGGACAGCCCTAATTCCTCAAACACCAAGATGGGGTCGACATCTTCAACAACTCTTGAAAAGTCAAATCGCAACATAAAGCGTTTCATCTCATCCACGGAATAACCGATGGCCAGCATCACACTCACGATCCCCCCGGCGGAGGTGCCATAATAATTTGTGATACCGTGCAACAGATCCTGTTCGGACAGACATGTCAACACCCCGATGTAGCTGACGATATTGATGCCCCCGCCACACACGACCAGGTTTTGCAGCATATTTATTAAAATTATTATGCCGATTAACTTTAAATTATGTTTAATAAAGTGAAAGAATACTATGAAGCGAAAAAAGAGTACCGAAAGGAGACCTACAAGAAGCTATTGAAAATAGTTCTACGAAACATAGAACTATTAGCGTACGAAGAGAAGACCAAATATCTGTATGAAATTCCCGAACACGTCCTCGGCGAACCGTCGTACGAAGTGAAAGAAGCTGCGAGCTATCTGGAGAGGTGGTTAAAGGAATACAAGTTTAAGGATGTCACATTTTACGAGCCGAATGTGTTGTACATAGAGTGGGAGATTAAATAAATTAATCCCAACGAGTGAGATTAAATAAATTAATCCCAACGAGTGAGATTAAATAAATTAATCCCAACGAGTGAGATTAAATAAATTAATCCCAACCAGTGAGATTAAATAAATTAATCCCAACCAGTGAGATTAAATAAACCAGTGAGATCATTTTTCAAGGACGGAGAGGACGACAAGGACGAGCATACCGACGAGGGAGGCGGTGATGAAGTGGTCGTCAAGGGGGGTGGTTATGGTTTTGATAGAGCTGGGTGGTGAGATGGGCTCATATCTTGCTTGACAGGAGGGGCAAAAGTGTTCTTTGTGTTGGGCGTAAATGACGGGTTTGGCTTGGAACATTTCGCGGGTCTCCCTAAAGCCGGAGCCCCATGCGTCTTCTATACTTGAGAACATTATATTAAAGGATTTGATAAAAAAAATGTTATTATAGAATATATCTCAATGGTTGACTGCAATCCTTTCACGAATGAATACATGCGTACCTTTCTTGCTTCCTTCTTGGCTCTGACTGCCGCCAAGGCCGATCTTGGTATCTCGGAGGTGGACGATCTGTATCGCCAGTTGTGGTTTAAACTCATGATAATTGCCATGATCGTGTACCTCAACTGCTGCGACATTCAGATCACCGCGGTCGTGATGGGTGTGATCCTCCTGGTGCTGTACCTAAAGAAGAAGATTTAAAATATTTTTATTAAATATATACCAATGAACGAACTAGATAAATTCATGTCTCCTCTTACTTCCAACAAGTATATCAAGGGTGCAGTGACCGTCTTTTTAGTGTTCTATGGTGGATTTGCTGCAGCTAGCTTGCCCCCGTTCCTCCGGCAGCTCTTCAAAAATGACATCTTCAAGGTTTTCATCCTGGCTCTGACCGCTGTAATCATCAGCAAAGACCTCCAAATAGGCGTTGTGGTGGCCACCGCCTTCATGCTTACCCTCGTGGGACTGAATGCTATGGACAACAAAGAGAAATTTAATCAGGTCGAACAACTGCTCCTGTTTGAAAGTTTCAACACCGAAGAAGATTAAAAATATGCTTAAAGAATCATCTTTTATATTTGTGTATACAAGATGAAAGCAGTCACCATGTCACAGGTGATGCGCCGCTCGATGTGTCTGTTGGGTGTTTCGCTTCTGATTCCCCGCAGAGTTTTTGCATATTCGACGCCCGACTATAAGGACTTGCAAACTAGATTTAAGCAGCTGAATGCGGTGGATACAGAAAATGACCTAAAAGAAACGAAGGAATCCTTAAAAAAGTGGAAACCCACAGAGGGACATGTAGATTATGTGTTACAGTGCGACAACAAAGCACTGCTAGATGACATATCGTATATTAAGACCTTGTATGAGAAACCGTTGAAGACGTATCAACGCATCAATTTGAGAAATAGACTCATAAAATTTTTCAACGAGGCAAAGACGGAAGAGGAGAAAAAGTTTATTTTCTCGATTATAGAATATTACGGTCTATTAAATGATTAGAGTGTACGCGGACGGTGTGTTTGATTTATTTCATTATGGTCATGCCCGTCTGCTAGAACAGATAAAGATGGCCTTTCCGGGGTGTTATCTCATAGTGGGGGTGTGCGGGGACGAGGATGTGACCCAATACAAACGAAAACCCGTCTTGACTCACTCGGAGCGGTGTGAGAGCGTGAGACATTGCAAGTGGGTGGATGAGGTGTATGGAGGGGCTCCGTGGGTCATTACCGAAGAGTTTTTGACAGGTATGGACATAGACTTTGTGGCTCACGATGGAAATGAATATGCGGTGGCCAATTTTGGGGATGCGTATGCGACACCGAAACGATTGGGAAGATTCTGGGCGACCCAGCGCACGGAGGGCGTGTCTACATCGGACATCATTGGACGGATAAGGGATTCGCATAATCTACTTAAATGCGTATAATTTATTAAATAAGTATATTACGTATCTAATAAATGACAAGCAAGACGACACTTTCTCAGATGGAGGGAACGTCGACCGATTTACTGTTTGAGTATTTTGCCGATCCCTCAAAGTTAAAGTTGGAGGATAAACAGATAGACATACCGAATCGCATCGATGAGAGGACGGAGGACAGTGACATCCGCAGTCGGACATCGACACGCAGTCGTCGAACGTCGTCTTCGTCGTCATCTTCTAGATCAAGGACCTCGAGCAAGAGGTCCGACAAGAAGCCCATGCCTGTTCTACCAGAATTTAAGCCACAGATGGTACCTGACTTCAAGCAACACCTTGACACCCCGGCAAAAATATTTGGGGCGATACCCCAAGCCCCAGCCCCGCAACAGTTCCCGCCCACCTACGTTCCAAGCTACAACCCTAACGACGAAAAATCCATCAAATTCAAAAAGATGGAGCTGCTGGCCAAACTGAGCGAGATCAGGAGGTCGGGACGGACATTAACGAGGGAGTACAGCATGAGTTCGGAGATTGAGGATATGGAGATGGAGATCCGTTACCAGACGGAGGCGGAAAACAAAAAACAGGGTGTGTCATTGGCGAAGGATTTCCTGTGCTACACGGTGAACGCGCTGGAGTACTTGAATGAAAAGTTTGATCCGTTTGGTTTGCAACTGAAGGGCTGGTCCGATCGCATCAAGATCAATATCGACAACTACAATGACGTCATGGGGGAGCTGTATGAGAAGTACAAGGGCAGTGGCCGCAAGGTGGAGCCGGAGATCAAGTTGCTCTTTATGATTTGCTTCTCGGCGGTGACGGTCCACACATCGAAAGCGGTCACCCGCAGCATGGGTCTAGAGGATGCCGTCAAGAACAACCCCGAACTGCTGGCCAAGCTGCAGGGGTCCTTGTCGGGAGCGTTCGAGAAGAAGATCGGTGCGGCTCCTCCGGCGCCTCCCAAATCAGACCCGATAGCTGTACAGAGAGAAATGTACCGACAGATGATGGAGGAAAAGTCAAGAGCAGCGATGGAGCCCAAGAAACCACCCGTCGGCAACATCCTGGAGAAACTGAAGAACAAGATCCCCCTCAACGTTGACACTAGTCGCCTCGAGGAAACCACCGAGATGTCCCCCAAAATTAGGGTCACTAAGACGGTCGACACAGAATCGGATACCATTAGCGACATCAGCATAAAGAAATTTAGAAAGAAGCGACCTATCATAGCCCGGAAATGAGAAGGATTTAAAGGGATATGGCATATATGTGTTAACAATGGACGATGTGGGCGAGTACAAGCAACACATCAGACAGGATGAAAATGGCAAAAAAAAGCGGGGGCGAAAGCCATCGGGAAAGATCATCGATTTGAATAAACTAGGTGGGACAACCGACTTCAACGAGTGCATCATTGCACACTTACCGTTGTCTCAGAAGGACATTTTAAAGATTAGTAAGGCGGATGGAAACAACATTTCACAGGATGAATCCAAGGTGACGGCGATGATGTCGTCCCTATCCCTGGACATAGATGACGATGCCCACGAGCAGGCATGCAAAAGGTGTGTTGAATTAGAGAGAGAGTTGGAAAAGGCGCGCCTCCATAGAGAGGTACCTGACAAGTTGGTGCATTGCATGGTAGGAAAAAAGGTATACAAATGCGAACCCAAGGAGGGGGAGTCGGCGTGTTGGTGGTGTTGTCATAGGTTCGACACGTTACCCATTGGGTTGCCCGAAAAGTATGACAACGGAGAGTTCAACTTGCACGGTCATTTCTGTTCTTTCAACTGTGCGCATGCCTACAACATTCAACTGAATGATTTCAAGACATGGGAGAGGTATTCGTTGTTGAACCTGTATCGAAAGAAGGTGTTGGGCAACACGGAAGGGGGGAAAAGAATAATGCCGGCGCCGCCTCGTCAAGCCTTGCAGATGTTTGGGGGCGAAATGAGTGTGGAGCAGTTTAGACTCAATTGCGACACGATGGCAAAGGAGTATCGTTATGTATTGCCGCCTTATATTCTATCCAATGGGGTCGTGGAGGAAATAAACAAGTCGATCAATAAACTCCCCGAATCCACGAATTTGAAGCTTAGACGAAACAAACCCTTACCTGGGGTGAATAATAATCTGCTTCAGTTGATGAAGAAGACTTAATAATTATGCTACATAATTATTAACGAGACAGAAAATGGACGGCGTGGAGAAAGGCGTCGGCGGGGTCGTCCTTCTTCTTGAAGCTGTCGAGGCGGGCGAGGTATTGGGGGCAATCCTTCAATATGATTCTGGTGTGTTGCACGGCGAGCGCTTTGGTGGTCTTGTATTTGTTATCGGACTCGATGATTTCCTTCTGGATGTCCTCCGCGAATCCCTCAATCTTCAACTTACTGGACGGCGCGATGAACGCCACCTTTTTGATTAACGACTTGTTCTGCTCCCGGTCTAATATCCCTCTGATCAAGAACCAAGCATACAACGTATCCGATATGGCTTTCATCTGGGGATTTTTTAGACTGGGTTGGTTCTCGATGCACACGTGCGTCGCCTGTAACAGGGACGGCTTGGAGTCCAACGTCCGCAACAGCCGGAGCTTCAGGTCGTCCACAGACACCGTGCTCACCTTGGAAGGCGAGAACTTTATCTGTTCGATCTCCTTGTCCCACTTTTTGATGCTCGCGTTCTTGTGGACCGTACACAGGGATATGTCCGAAACCTTCCACTTGGCAGCCTTACCGCACTTTGCACACTCGCCCTCCTTTGACTCTTTCGCCGTCTGTTTTACGTCATCGTAATTGTTCTTCCACACCGAGTGGTAGGTCTTGTGGTCCTTACAAAAGTACTTGTTGGTGCCCATGAAGGAGCAGAAGGTTTTGATGTCGTTGCATCCCTTCTGACAGCCCGCGAAACAACACTTAATATCGGGTGTCGTCACCAGATTAATCACGTCCCACTCATGGATGATATAAGGGGTGGACTTGTTATCCGACTTCTCGACGATGCAGTACGCCAGGTTCTTGATACCGACGTCCCATGACACGACCCTCATGATAATATCTGTATACTATAATTTAGTTTGTCTATAAATACTTATAATAGTTATTAAAAAATACTTCATTTTTTATAGCAGACTCGAATGTTGATCTCATCTAGCGACTCACCTAAGCACATTTTCTAGCGGAAATATGCACTAACCTTCTAAAGGAAAAGCTATGCCTTTCCAATTAAAAATTGATCTTGCCTGGCGGCTGCGCCAAATTTTTCTTTAGCCTTGCAGGCTGCAGAAAAATTGAAGCACATTTCCTAGCGGAAATATGCACTAACCTTTAATAAAAAGGGGCTTAAGCCCCTTTCTATTAAAAATTGAAAAAAGATATGTAAGCATTACCACCACAATTAACCACCCAAGAATGGAGTCCGACAACCGCCACCGCATGCACTGGCTGCTCATCAAGTCTTTCATAGAGGTAGTAGTGCTGAGCGGCGGTGTTGTTTTCGGCGGTGCCGTCCGGGACTGGATCCTGCACGACCACTTTTCCAAGCTGTTCTACAGGTACTTTTGGGCGCACCCCGATCACGCCACCAACGGTGTCCGTGTGGTGAACGAGAAGTTTCAGGACAAGACCTTCCACCCGGAATCCATCGACCGCCTCACCATCCCGCGGGACGTCGACATGGTCATCCGGAAGTCGATGTTCTCAAAGTTGACGGATAAATTGCAGGAGAAGGGATTTTATCTGCAGCGCATACACATGGAACAGCCCGTGGACGAGTACCTTGTCAGCAAAACCGGCATCCCGGCTGGGTCCATCAAGCATGAGAGGTATTTTGTGGACGCCGTGAACCCAGCATTTGACAACGTCGTCAAGGGACAGTTCGCAGATGCCATCCGCCACGACGTTGGAGACTTGATCAACAAGCTGTTTTTCACCCTACGGCTGCAACGGTTTGCTGCGGACGTCATCGTCATTGATGACGACAATTGCAACATCTCCATCGGTCCCGTGGGACGGATCGACTTTGACGTCAATTCGCTCGTGTGGGATGCCAACGGGGTGCACACATCCAGCCTGTACATGAAGAAAAAGACGCCTCTCCAAACTCATACGCACCTTACTGAGATCATCGATAACATCATCCAAAAGAGGGCGATCATCATGTTGTCTCCCTTCCAGGACCAGCTGCAACAGATCGATCGGAGGGTGCGCAAGCTATTGAGCAAAGGGTGGAGCATGAACCTGGCCAGCTACCTGGACACGGTCACGGTGGAGTGCGACAGGGAGCTGTACACGGGCGTGTGTCTGTGCTGCCAGGCGCCCTTCAGCGAGTTCGACCGCAAGTACTTCAAGATGCGGTGCTGTGACGCTCGGTGCCACTCCGCCTCCTGCATGCTGCAGATCATCAAGAACCACTGCAAGGTCAAAGGGACGTGCCCGCTGTGCCGCCACGATTGGGAGCCCTCTCGGGGCCGGGTCTTGAGCAGGGTGGGCAACACGTGCATCGACGAGACCCTCCTCGGTCTCATTGTTGACTACCCCAAGCAGACAATGTGCTGGGAACGGTCCTTGCCCAAGGACAAGCCCGCGCTCAAGCGCTCCACCTCCATGTGATAAATTGAAATTCCCTTCATTTAGACAAGTATAGCATCAACAATTAGAAAAAATGTCGACACGTATCCACGTCGAGTCCGACATATACCAGGCTAATGAAACAACCCTGCAGGACCTATATAAGAATGTAAAGAACAACACGTCACTGAACCTAGTGCAACTGTTGGAGTATTACTTTGGACACATTTACCTTATCGAGAAGAACAAGCCGCTTCCTACCACCTACGAGTACAATTGTTTCAACCGGTACTTTTCGACCGCATGTGGATGTGTTTGTTGTGTGCTTCCGTGTTTGCCGATCAAATTGCTAACCCTGATGCTGCACTGCTGCTGCTGGAAGAACAAGTGTGTGGATTGCATGGACGAGTGTACTAATCACTGTATGATTGAGCCGATGGAAAGGACGTGGTCAAAGCGAACGGTCACCGTTGAAAGAACAAATGAACTTCATATTGACACGTTTCGTGTGATGGTACTGAAGTTGATTAACATCATTAAGAAGGAGGATGCATCGCGTGCACAGATCAACAACTCGGTGTTCCTGCTGAACAAGTTGTATGAGAGCTATACCACCTACATTTCATACGCTACGCGTCGACTAAAAGAAAACAAAACCGAAATGGTCGCTCAGATCATGGAAGAGTTTAACAGGATTCCCGGCTTTGCAGCTTAATGATTATTATTGTACTCCAAATAATGTTTTCGACATACTGGTTTATATATATCATCCGCACCCACTACCACCTGTTCCTTGGCATTACTGGTCCTCAACGTGAAATCCGCCAGGGTGCTGTCGTTGCAGAAACAACAATATGCCTTTAATTTTTCTATTTCATTTGCCAGCGATTGTATTTCAGATATGTTCTGAAAGGGTTTCCGTTCAAAGTCTCCGTTAAGACCGTACACGATGACGTTCTTCTTGTCATTATCACTGACATGCTTGACAAACTGGACCAAATCCGGAAAGAACTGGGCTTCATCTATAATGACGACCTTGGCGGGCTTGTATTGGGGATCACCTAATAGTGGCATCAATAAACTTGATGTTACACATTCTTCACTGGTGAGACGGTTATGTGACGAAATTTTATGGGAGTCGTATCGGGTGTCAGCGTTATGTTTTATAATGAACATGGGGGTGTTAATCGCTCGGAATCCCCACACGGTACGGATGAGGTGACTGCTTTTGCCGGCAAACATGGGTCCTACTATCAGGTGGATGGATCCATCCTTGTCCAACCTCATTGTGTCCTTGATACAACTATTCTAGATAACCTATTTAAAATATCAATCTTTTATATACATGAATCTATTTAGTTGGGTTATTTTAATAACCCTTATTATTGGTATTTTTATAGCATTTACTAGCAAATTAAAAGGTCCCAAACCATTAGTATTGACACTAGCACTGTGTTTTTTGTTCATAATGAAAATTCAACAACTATTAAAGGGGAGTAGATACAATTCGAATGAAGAGTGTTTGATAACAGGACAGAAAAAGCACAATGGTGTTTTGTACAGTGGATGTGTGGACATATGGCATGTAAGTCATTTCTTATTTTATGTGATCATAGGGCTTGTATACCCCAAAAAGGATGCTATTGTATGGATGGTATCAGTATCTTGGGAGATATTTGAGCATTTTATGTTCAAGTATCGAGGGCTTTGTGATGACCCATTTTGTTTGAGGTATGAGGACATGATACTGAATTGGATGGGGTATAAGGTAGGTGAATATCTAACAAGATATCAATAAATTGGTTTAAATACTTACCGCTATACTCATGGTAAGAATGTCTCGAGTGTCTTGCATCTACGCCCTCGTCAACAGAATAGACAAGAACGTTTATATCGGTAAATCGGAAAGCTGTTTTCGGACTAGAATGCGGCTCCACGAAAAGGAGTGTCTCAAATTCCCGAACAGGAAGCTGTACAGGAATGTGTGCGAGTATGGATGGAAGCACTTTGATAAGAAGATCATTCGTGAGTACCGCGATATGGACCCGTATGAGCTACGGAAGAGGGAGAGCTATTACATACACCTGGTGGGGACGCTGAATTCTCAAAAGCCCAAGCCGTACATATACAAAGATGAATACACTAAAAGCCAACTAGAAAAAATTATATTTAGCATATAATATGAAAGAATTCTTAACCAGTGTGGCAAAATCGACCGGGCTGGAATATAAAGTACTACATTTTATTGCTATTTACGCCATAGGCGTGCTGGTACAAGGCTTCTATCAGCACTGCACTCACGGTCTGAATCTTGTGTATTTTTTCCTTTACATCGCCCTAGCTCTTCTCTCCTCCATCATGTACTACAAAGTATTTAACGCCGATGGATGAAAAATTTTGAATTTAAAACTACTTAAAGAAATAACCCTTTAAATAGTTAGAAGGGTGAAAAATGGACGTGCAATTGCCTGACCATGTCACGATATCGACGATGAGCGCGACGTGCAAGTTGGGAACGGTGGTAAGTCTGCCGTTAATCAGCGAACACATCAAGATATCGGACGATGGCATCTTGTCGATCAAGTACAAGGACAGTTTTCGTACGGTGCTACCGGTTGTGAAGAAGGGGCGTTCAAAGAAGGTGACAAAACTCAAGAACTTTTTCAACCAGATCACGATGGAGGTCAGAGTGAATGAGGACAGGAAGATCAACCTCAAGTTGTTTTGTAACGGTTCGGTGCAGATGACGGGTTGCAAGTCGCCGGATGATTGCAGCACGGCGGTGCAGCGGCTGATCGATGAAGTAAAGGATATCCAAAGCGATGAACCTGTGTGTAACTTGGATGAACTTGGGATGCACGGGTTCAAGGTTGATATGATAAACTCTAATTTTAAGATGAACTACATGATCAACCGACGGGAGCTGCACAACCATATCACCAACAAACCAAACATCTACTCGCGCTTCGACCCAAACAACCACGCCGGTCTCATCATTAAGTATTTCGGCGATAATGATAACAAAAAGGGGATTTCTATCTTTGTGTTTGAAAGCGGCAACATCATAATCACAGGAGCCAAAAACAGGCAGCACATCATGATCGCGTATAACTATATCACCCAGGTGCTGAAGGACCATGATGTGCGCAAGATTGACATTGAATCTTTGATGAAAAGAAAAGTTTCACATTGAATCTTTGATGAAAAGAAAAGTTTCACATTGAATCTTTGATGAAAAGAAAAGTTTCACATTGAATCTTTGATGAAAAGAAAAGTTTCACATTGAATCTTTGATGAAAAAAAAAGTTTCACATTGAATCTTTGATGAAAAGAAAAGTTTCACATTGAATCTTTGATGAAAAGAAAAGTTTCACATTGAATCTTTGATGAAAAAAAAAGTTTGATGGGCCGGTACCGGCGCACATTTATATATTTTTCTGATAAAGAAATATATAAATCTATGAACGGACGAAAACTTTGTTGTTAACCACATAGGGGTTATCCTTAAGGGATTGAGTCAAGACGTAACTGAGGCGGTCTTCGTATTCCGGTTTGTTTTTGAGCAGAGATATGGTGACTTGCCTTTCGGTGTCGATGTCTTTGACCGCCTGAACGGCGGTTGGGACCCATGCGCGTTTCAGGTCTTGGTAGGTCTTGAGGTTAACGTGGGTGTCATCCAGGGTGGCCATCATGTTCGGCCCTGTCTGGGTGGGAGCTCTGCCTTTGGACACCACCTCGCGGCCCTCGTTGGTGTGGGCATTTTTGTAATCTTGGGTGTTCATGTTTCCGACTGCTAGGCCGCCGGACCCCACGTAGTCTTCCACTTTGGTGATGTTTCGCAGCGTCTCCCGCACCTCATCCTGATTATAGGTGCGAGCACCCGTTGCATCCTTGGGACCGTGACTGTAATCGTAATTATCCGTCTGTTGTCGTGTAGTGGGTCGGACCTCATCCTGTAGTTGAACTGTGTGTTTGTCGTGAGATGTGGCAATGAACCCTTCATGACTTGTATCGAGAAGTTGGCGAGAGGTGATCCTAATCTCGTCCTGTAATAACGCCTTCAGTTTGTGTAGGGATTGACTGCCAAGGTTGCCCGTCTCTTCGTACATGGTGGTTTGTCGCATGGTGGGATTTGCCTCGTCCTGGAACCGGACCTTGTTCTTAATGTTGCCCTGCACGATGTCCTTATTTATGTTCTTCAACAATTGACGCAGGGTGGTCCTGACCTCATCCTGGTTGTACACCTTGGCCTGTTGATTCTGCCCGAATGCTGCTCCCTCCGGTAACGCCCCTATCATTTGACGCAGCGTCTGTCTCACTTCGTCCTGGTTGTACACCTTGGTGTGTTGGTTCTGACCGAATGCCGCCCCCATCGGTAGTTCCCCGATGGTCTGTCGGAGGGTCGACTTGGCGTCATCCGTCATGTTGACCACTCCCTTATTGTGTACGGGGTTTGACATCACACTGTACTCGATGTTGGTTTTGTTGCGTTGGTTTATGGGCACGGAATACGATCCTGCGTTTTGATTTATCTTAGGGATGTGATAACCAACGGTCTGATTGTCAGGCTCACGATACACTTCCCGCTGCGATTCCTGCACTTCGCCCTTGGTTGCATTGGTGAAGGCTGGCACATGCACTTTAGCGGCACCAATTTGTTCTTGGGAGAAGATGCGGTTACCCACGCGCAGGTTGATGTTGTCGCGAACTCGGGCGGCACTGAATTGCGAGGACCCAGGCAGGTATTCGGAGGGATCAATTTCTCTGAAGGTTTCGGGCGCGTGTTTCTTCCATGGCGTGAGCACCGGCATGTTATCCCCAAGTTTGCCATGATTAACGGGCTCCGTCTTGGTTTCCTGTTTCCGGTCTGCCCTTCTCAATTCGTCTATGTTTCTGGGGAGGACACGGGTGGTGTCATGGAAGCCATTTAACGAGTCCTGATTCACATCCAGATTCAATCCTGGTCCCACCTGACGCTGCTCAAAGGGACGTTCATTCCGGCGTTCCAGCCTGACGGCGTCGTTGTAGCGCTCCTGGAAGATCCCCGTCATGACCGGCGCACCGTTCACAAACGATACATCTTTTTGAGCTTCGAACAGCTGCACGTTCTCTTGTTTCTGAAAATAGTTTTTGGATGAGCCCGTGAAGAGTTCTAACGCCAAGGGTGAACGCTGTTCGCGCCATTCGCGTGAGCTTAACTGAAAAGGCAAGCTTTCGTTGTAATCATTGTGCACCGAAAAATCCCGCTGGCTGGTATAGTGCTCCATGTTATCAAACTTGAGCTCGTCCTTAGAGACGACATTATAGGTCATGTCGTCCGATGTAAGAAAGGGAGCCCATTTGCCATCGGCTGCGAGGTTGTCCTGAATAAACCGCATCGACTTTCGGGAATCTTTATGTAGGTCATTCAAGGCAGCCACCTCTTGTTTCTTTTTCCATATGAGGGCATCCATGCTTTGGGAGTAATCATAGGGCTCCTTGGAGGTCATGTCGGTGATGGTACCGAATTCCTGGGTTGGTTTTTTAAAAATAGACTGGGGGTAAAGCGGGGGAATGATGTTGGTACGGGCGGGATCCTTGGCCAACTCCCTGGCATTGGACGCCAATCGCGCACGCTGCATAACAGCATCATCCACGATGGTCGTGTGATATATATCATCACTCGTGACTATTTTCTTGATTTCCTTCGCCTTGTTGGCATCAGATATAGCCTTGCCGAGGAAACCAATACCAGTTATTAGTGCAATTTCCATTATTAATAATAAGTATGAAAATAATTATTATTAAATAAATGTTTGAAGGCAATCTAAACCCTCGATCTGATACGGTCCTTGGCTTGGAGGCGAGTGTTGATGCCATCGCGGTTGTTGCCGATTTGTTCGGTGCCATCAATACCAAAGTACGTGAAATCGCTAGGGGGGATGATGGGAAAATCAAAGCGATGGGAGGTTGCCTCGCGAAACATATTCGAGTCAATGTCCAGTTTGCTGTAGATAGTTTTCAGTTGCTCTGCTGCACACACTCCCATATCCAGGGTGTTATACAAAGCTTGAGCGCGTTGGTTTTTCTCGTCGAGGGTGCGGTTCAGAGAACAATTAGAAAGGGTGGTATCTAGATTGTGAAGGTGGGACTCTATGTCGACGAGAGAAGATGCGTTCTTGTGATCCAGTGCGGATACGCGTCCGACACGACTGGACATGCGTTGGGTGTTGTTGATACAAAACGGCTGTTGAGAAATTTGATCTTCTGATAGAGTGTACTTTCCGGGATTAACGGTTATCGCAAGGATATTGTCGATATCACAAGTATCAAATCTCGGTCTGCTGTTAATTCCAGACATTAATATTTAATAATGTATAGATTTTTTTTATTGGAATTTAGGAATGTTGGTCGGTGTAATATCGCGCTCGCATAGTGCCGGATTAAATGCAACCTCCATATCGCACGATGCGTTCTTCACGAAACTGCATGAATCAAGGGGTTTGCCCAGGTTCTTCAAACAGTTCTCGACGTCGATCCGCTTAGAGAAACCGTCCGGTGACACCTGAATGGTCGAGCCCTGGTTGGCGGTGCAGGCGGAACAGTTGGAGACGCCCTCGGTAAGGGTACACTGTTGTAGGTTTGCATCGCTGTTGGGGTTGACGTAGAATGGAAGGAACTGGGCGTAATTGATGGCCTTCACGCTGACATCCGTGTAGGAGTCCACGTAACATTGGTCGTTATTTAGTTTGCTTGAAATACCAGACATATAATAATAATACTTTAGATAAAATTATTGATTTGTATACTTCTTATTCATTCCCCTCGTGTCTTCCGGAAAAGGAAAAAAACCCATCACGCCATAATTGCGATTAAGCGGATGGATTCTGTCCACCTCCGTCTCCAATGGCGTTGACATTGATTGACGGGTCATTGCCCCAAACCGGATCTTGCTGAATTCATCAAAGTCCCCAAACCCCGCGCTCACCATGGAACCATTCCTTACGTAACCACTCGTGTCCAAATTTCTCTCCCTTTCCTTACACAACTCCACCATGCGCCCACCAAAAGGAACGTGCATAGCGCGTGCGCCTTGCTCGTAGGGCAAGCGACTATCAGACTTATTATTGCAGTTTCCCCCAAACCGTAGAATCGTCTCATTATCCACCTGCTGTTGGTACCCAAGATCACCCTGTTGTTGGACCGCCCGCTGCACCATACCGTCCGCCCGGTAAAATCCAGGGCTTGCGATGTTATCCGGCTGAATAAATTCCATAAATTTTATTTTCGAAGATTCGAGTCCCGTGAGCTCTCCTGTCATTTATATCCTATTAGAATATAATTTTTTCACCTGTTAAATCTCAAGTCTCTATATGTTTTACAATTCTTATTTGTAGTCTTGCAACCCTCTCCCGGGGAATACAACGCCCTCGCCACATCCATGCTGTCCGGAGGATACGACGTCACCGGTACTGTGACGAATGCCCGTCTCACGTTCTTGTTACGCCACAGATTCTTCCTGTCCTCATACACACCATCCAACAAATACTTGTCACTGTTCCTCCCTTCACACGCTTTTAGATGTATATCATCCGACATTAACAGAGGATTCATTTGTGGATTATCATATGTTGGTTCCCTACATTGGTCAGGTTTCTTTATGGCTACCCTTTGATGTATCAACCCAAATACGGTCACTACGACGAACATCGTCATAGCAAAAGAAAGATTCAAACCAAACAAATAAAAAATAATCATCGTATAGATGCACAACCGTGTCAAGGCATTGTAAAATTGCATCTGATCATGGGTTTTTAATGGGATGAAATCACGGTATCCATCTATGAGAATCCGTGGTCTATATACCCAAAAACTTGTCATTCTTATGGATAGACCACATATTTATTTCAAGTTCAGACTGGAATAAAACTCATCAAGTTCTTTCAGTTGTTCGGCGGTTAAAGGAACATTATTATTAGGGTCAACCGGCTTTTGACCCCCCATGACCTTGCTCATGATGCCGTTAATGTCAACGGACCCACCCATAAGGGAACCCATCATCTCTGTCGGATCGGGCAGGTTGCTCAAATCAATGTCCTTCATCATATTTACCAATGAACTCGGATCCTTCATCACCCCCATTAAACTCCCCATCATTTCCTTCATCGATAACTCCCCCGATTGGATCTTGTCCTTGTACTTTTCTCCTAGTTTCTTCGTGTTTTCCAGCAGTGTGTTGACATTTTTGCCACTCTCCATAAGGTTTCCCTTGATGTCCTCGAGTATGTTCGTGATCACTTCAGGATTAGCTGATACGTCCTTTCCTATACCCATTTCATTTGCTAGTTTCTCCATGGTTTTTTCGGGTGCTGACATGTCAAGGTCCCCAAAAACTTTACCCAAATCCGGCATACCCTCACCACTGCTACCCCCCATGAGTCCACTCATCATTTTACTTAAATCCGGCATACCCTCACCACTGCTACCCCCCATGAGTCCACTCATCATTTTACTTAAATCCGGCATACCCTCACCACTGCTACCCCCCATGAGTCCACTCATCATTATACTTAAATCCGGCATACCCTCACCACTCCCCAGCATTTTCTTCTGAGCACAATCCACTAAAGAATTCATTTCAGTGTTACCCACTTCTAGTCTATTTAATAAAGCCACTTGTATTTCTGCTTTGGGGTCACTGTGGGCATTTTCATACAGAAGATACATCAATTGTAAATAGTCCCATACCTTATCATCCAAATGATCTTTTAGAGGCATATTCATCTGCAACTCTGCGAGTTTATTGAGCAACTTATCCTGACGGCGTTTAATAAAGTAACGAACTACATCTAGGTCATCACGCGAAACCAAATGAAAGTCCTCAAATTCATTTATCAATTGGTCTGGTTGGTAGGCTGTCACATGGGAACGCCGTAGGCATTCGTCTTGACGCCCGACGAGCGAACAAATGTTCGAGGTTTTGGAGTCGATCTCGTGACGGATTTCTTCGCTGAACACATACATAGTATGTCTTCATATCAGTATCTTTTGTTTAAATGTATTTTTTACCAGCATACAGTACAGTCGTTTGGCACAGGATGTTTAGGTAATCAAAAATTATTGATTTATTTTCTTCATTCAGAAACCCTATCACATTTTTGATAATGATCACGAGTTCACGTAAGTTTTTATCTGTGGTATCATCCTCAAAGTTGTACGCTAGGAAGAAGTGATCGTCGCGTTCCACGATCTTTTCGACAAAATTGGAGGTTTTCAGGATGTAGGATCCGAAGCCCTCAATCACGACCTCATCGCTGAAGCCAAGTGTTTTGTCAATGAGGTTTTTATAAAACTCAAGGTTTGCTTTCGAACGTTTGTCGATCACATTCTGTGAAGATAGGGATGATACGATGACCTCCAATTGTTCCAAAAGATCAATCAGGCTATGATTAAACACTTCCGCCAGTCCCTTCGTGTCGTACTCTGACAGATCCATCTACTATACCTACTTATTCATTGCATTTCTTTATATGATTTCAGCACCCCAAAATTGTACCCATCTTTGACACACACATGATTAAGGGGCGGGTCTACCGCATCCTTGCCATCTTGCAGTGAGGTGTAAGCGTTCTTTGTGGTCTTGGAGTTTGCGAGGGAATCGTCCACTTTGACCTGTTTGTTGGCACAGGGAATGTTGATGTTGTTTGTGCACTGATTGAAGAAATCTTGGGTTTGGATCCATTCAAACACCTGTTTGCCGACAAGGGGTTTGGTCAAGTCGCGGATGGCCAACGTGGGGACCTCCGTAATGCAACTTGGGACCTGCATCGCGTCGACGTTGACTATCTTGAGATTTGGAACTTTACACTGTTTCAAGGTGTTTAAGATCTGACAACAATACTCGCAATCGTAACTAAAAAATAGGATTATCTGAGGCGGGTCTTTGCTGGGAGGCTTGGGCAGCATTGTGATTATACTATATTGAATATTTTCTTATACGATTATATACTCAATGGGCGATAAAGACTTTGAAATGAATATAGTGGATGCGTTGTTCGTGCGAAAGCCCTCCTACATCGTTTTGATTTCAGGCTTAATTCCTGAATTGGAAGAAATTACGAGCGAGGTCGCAAAGGATTTAGGGTTTACGTACCTGTGCTTCAGTCATGTAAAGTCGAATTACAATCCGGTAAACAAGAGGGTCCATGAACTACTTGATAAGAAGGTCCAAGGAATCATAGTGTGTGGATCCCAATTTCCCTCGGAAAAACTAGACTTTAAGGTAAACTATCACATTCATTTGTCCATCAATAAAACAATGTTTGCAGACCTAAAAAGTAATGTTGAATTTGATACGTACACCAAGAATCTCAAAACTAATTTCATTAACAAATATATCAATATTAAAGCCGGATACAAGGTTGTCGATGTAGCAGATGACGTCTTTGACAACATCATCAAACAAATCGACAGTATTGTGCATAAAGATATAAAGATTGAAAAAGTTAATTATCTAAGTAAGGAGTAAATAAGAGAAAAATGAAGGTGACCGTTCTTGAAGAGCAGCGCGACGGAAAAAAGTTGCCCAGAAACTTTTTGAGGCTCAAAATTGAAGGCAAGGAAATAAACTATGTTGTGTTGAACACCCTTCGACGTCTAGTGATTTCGCTGGTGCCGTCCTATGCATTCAGTCCGGATGATATTACCATTGAGGTCAACACCTCCATCTTTAACAACGACCAGATGAGGCTGCGTATTTCTAACATGCCCATTGTCAAGTCGGTGCACGAGGTAGACCTCCAGGTGAAGGACATCCTGGATATCGAGGCGGTGGCACTGGCTAGCAACAGGGAAACCCGCAAAGAGTTTATAGAATTGCAGTTGGAACAAGAGAAGCGGAAGTCGGAGCTGTTAAACAATTTGCACATGTTTGTGTCGGCGAAGAACAACACTTCGGACATCATGAACGTCACTACGGCGGATGCTTACACCCAGTTTTTCCTCAACAACAAAAAGATCGATAACGTCTACAAATACCCCGTCTTGATCATTCAATTAAAACCCGGGGAAGAATTCAAATGCATATGTGTAGCCAGCAAGAACATCCACATGAAACATAACATCTTCAGTCCATGTGCCATGGTATGTTTTGATGATGAAAACTCTGAATTTTACCTCGAGTCCTATGGTCAGTTCTCCGAAAAAGACATCCTCGTCATGGCCTGTAACATTTTCCTCACCAAGCTGGACAACCTGAAAACCAAGCTACTGAACTTGGTGGATCCCGCAGTGGACGACGTGGAGATCACCATCGAAAACGAAAACTACACTATGGGTCACATTATGACCCACTACCTTCAAAACCACGAAGATGTGCAGTTTTGTGGGTTCAATGTGGATTCGCCCTTTGAGTACAAGGTGGTTATCCGGTGCAAGACCCACAAGAACACCGTCGTTCAAGTTATCGGCGATAGTACCGATAAGTTAAACAAATTATTTAAATCCCTCATAAATGAGCTCCAAAAGATTTAATTCTCAAAATAAAACACATAGGTCTTCATGAACCTATCGATCGTTTCTTTATTTGTAATGTTGGTGTTGAGAATCTTGAACAGTGCATGGTTCTCCTTACGCAGATAATCATGGATCTTAATGAGTTCCATGATGTCGTCCGGCGTTGAGTAATAACGCAGGTGATCCACCACATTGGACATCGTGAAGTTATCCTTGAGGTACTTGTATTGGTAGTTCTGTAGTCGATTCAAGGTCACTTTCAGCACCCTTAGGTTCTTCAGCTCCTCCAACGGCTTGTAATCATCCGCGTTTAGTTTTTCGTAACGTCCCGATGTCTTGTCGTATTTGGTGAAGTGTGCGTGGACCGCCATCAGCTCCAATGCCAGCGCCTTGATGATGGCACACAACACGCCCGTCACATCCAGGTGTTTTCCCGTCCCAAACAGGTCCTTCATCTCCAAATTGGTATACTTCTTCAGATAGGTGTCGGCGGTGTAGTTCTTGTTGTTCCTCTGAAAGATCTCAATGCAGTTCAACCAGGTATTCAGATTGTTGGGTCTCTCATAGCGAAGAATAGAGTAAGACACCGAAGGAATCTTGAACAGCTGAATCTTGTTCGTCTCCTTGTCTAGCCTCTTGACGATGACTCCATCTATGTTCTCAACCTTGTTTGTCACCTCATTCAGCTTTGATGTAGACAGGTATTCGGCAACCTCCTCGTGCTGAAATGTTTTGGGATAAAAGACGTGGGTCATGCTTAGTTCATCCTTTTTCATAATGTCATTCTGTGTGTCCTTGTCGCGGGTGATGATGTGGACCAAGAACCTGTACTTGTCCCCAAACTGGTTGCTGTAATCCACCAGGTACTGGTTCTCATGATGCACCAACACAAAGTAGTAAATACGGCTCTCGTTCAGATGCTTCACAAACTCCCCGCGAACATCCTCGCTCCCCGGGAAACACTCCCCAAGCACCTCATCCAGCATCTCGCCATGCGACTTCTTCTGGTTGAAATAAAAGGACTTGTTCACATCCGGACACCGCGTCGAACTGAAATACCACCTGTCCCCGTAATAGTACACCCCAATCATCGTCCCCTCAAAACTCTGTTCAATAACATCCCCCTCCTCCCTTACATACTTGTCCAACTGACAATACGTCACGTTATCGTGACTGTAGGACACCACCCGCCTCTCCTTTGTGTCGTAAATAATACTGCGACACTCCTGGTACAACTTGTTTTCCTTGGCCGTGTCCAGGTTGTTGTAAATCATTACAAGCGAACCGTTCTCGTTCACCTTTTTCACAAACAACTTGTGATAGTGGTTGTCCTTGAAATGCCCCAGAATAGAGTCATAGGACACCTCCTCCAGCTCCTCCAACATACATTTCAAATTGAATTTGATGGACGCCATGATAACACTTCTCTTGCTTTTATAATATGGTCATGTCTTTAAGCTGTTTGGGTTTTTATTGGTTAGCGACAGACGACAATATATATTCTAATACAGTATTATAATAGCCCTCATGCTAGACGATAAACAGTTAGATAAACTATGGTCATACATCAAGAAAAGTAAAGCAAAACCGGACAGGGTAATTCTGGAGTCTCCGGATAAGAGTGTTTTTGGTTTGATGTATTTGTTGTTAATACAATCGGTATCCTTCAAGGGAGACTATGTGCAGCACTTGCTGGACTTGTCCAAGCAGATCAAGGTTCTGACTCAAGACATAATCAACGACGTTCTTGCGAAGGCGGCACTGATCGCGGACGTAGTAAACACCCTGACCAACAAAAAAGGGTACACTCCCAATCCCAAGGCTGTCAAAATTATTCAGTATCTGGGTAAAGTCCAGGTCCACGCCCTCATCAAGTACATCCTCACCAAGGACGGCATCACCACCGAGTCCGAAGTCGACACCGAATTCATGAACCTCGAGTCGAAATACATCGAGATCCTCGAATCTACCGTCGATACTATCGATTACAGCTCCGTCGAAAACCTTTTCAATTCCACAGAAATTAAAAACGGTACCGCGGAAGCCCTCTACCAAATGATCCTGGACCAGGAACAGGCATCCACCCTGGTGTCGGTCGACCGCAAGATCAACAAGCTATTTGAGAAACGCCTTATTATCCCTATCACCGACGAGTTCATGCGGTACCACAAGGACAGCGAACGCATTGACACCTCAGATGCCACGAAAAAGATAGACAAGATAAGATACACTGTTTCCAAACTGCACCAGGTCATGAACCACTACTCAAACAAGGCCGCCAAACAAAGCATGTTCTACCCCCCGCTGGCACACCGCAAGGTGGTGCTGTACAATGACACCGACGAGATTAACGCCATCATGAAGCTGGTCAAGATGGGGAAAACCGCAATCCGCAGCAACGAAAACTTCTCCGACCTCGTCAGTTACCGTGAATACCCGTACCTCAACTTTAACGATTTTAACACATTCGGCTTTCACCTCAAGTTCAACCAAACCACCGACGCTATACGTGCAGTCAATTTCGAGTTTACCGAAAATAACAAGTCAACATTGCAATGGAGGGTCGGTGGCCTCGATTTTAAAGTCAACATCGTTGGACTCGCCCTACCAAGGTACGTTGGCGACTGGATCCCCAACAAGTCCGTCACCAACCGCCTCCAATGCATCAACGTGAAACAAACTAAAAACCTCCGCGACATCTACAAAAACGCCTACGACATCTTTGTGAAAAAACTGGAACACCTGGTGGTCGATAAGACCGTCTACAATAAAATGGGGTACTGGCTGTTCGATAAAAACACCGACAAAATTAAGTTCACAGAATTCAGCGAAATGAACGAACTCAACTTTGAGCAGTACTTTAAGCTGATGGTCGGCAGTTTGTATGACAAGATCACGGAAATGGGGTACTTTCGGTTGAAACAGAGCATGCCCGATAACATAACCCTTTACGATGCCATCCATTTGATCGACAAAGTTGAGCGCGAGGTTTTACCTCTGACCGACTATCTACCGTACATCTATCAGGATGTCATCTACGAAAAGACCCAACAGCACAGCGCCGACTACGACACGAACGAAGACAAAATCCCAGGGTTAAACACGAAAATCAAACAGGTACCGCGAATCAAGCAAGAGAACGAAGATCTGTTGAGGGTTCGGATAGAGGCATCGGATACGACAACTTCCAGTGACTACCAGGTCATACCCGAAAATGCCGTCTGCCAACACACCATTTCCTGGAACGCCATCCGCGAGTCCCGTAAGTCCAGCAACTACAACCAGATGTTGTTCGAGTTCATCAAAAGGTACGTCCGAGACAGCGCCAACAACGAGTACATATGCAAGAGCTGTTACCAGGTCATCGACATCAAAAAATACGTCAACGACTACAGCAGCTCTACCGAGGGTGTCACCATGTCCTTCGCCCTGGAATCCCAACTCGATAAAATGCCTGAATACGATAAATATAACAGGCTCATTAAGTACATGGACAAGATCATCGAACGGTTCGCCTACGTTGCAAATATACCGTACTACATAGGAAACTTACCACAGATCAAACTGCGGCGCCAAGAGATCATCCGTCGCATCATTGACTTTGCTAATATACAATACGCTACCATTAAAAACATTACCCCCGCCGAAAGAGCCGAACGCGAAAAGAAATACGGCATCACCAAAGACCATAACAACTTCTTCGTCTTCGAACTCAAAAACGAAATCTTCACCACTTCTAGCAAAGACACCGATAAGTTCAAAGTCATCAAACGACACAACATGTACGCATACATGGCATTGTTTATCATCATCGAGTTTAACATCAATCAAATATACACTCTAAACGACGTAATAAAATTTCGCGAGTTTACCAAAAACGGTCGCATTCACTTTGACAAGATACTGATCCGTGTTGATAACGCCAATAGCATAAACCCAATTTCTAAATACCCAATTCTCTGCTATTGCATCTATGTAGCCGCCATGGTGCTTATTAAGAGCAAACTGTGGAACGAGGAGCCCAAGATTGCCGTCAAGTCGGTCATCAACACCGTTACCGACATGCTCAACACCATGCTAGAAATCAGTGTGCTCCCCGAAAAAGACTACCGCTATGAGCTCTTTGCCACCAATTTTTTCACCAAACTGTCCAAAATCTTCAATCAAGATGATATGTTTGCAGAAGACAACCTCGTCATCCAAAAAGACAAACAAAAGGTGACCGCCAAAGACGTCCCGCTGACAGGCACGCTCACCGCCATCCAATTTGACGACACTATACCAGTCATCAAGGCGGCATTCAACACCAGTGACCGAAAAATGGATCGACCCTCTGGACTTGAATCCAAGGAGATTCAAAACCTCGAAAAAGACCTCCACATCCAATACCTCCACAAGCTCTTTAACATATATACCCTTGATGGCAACAAACGACCCGAGTCATCCCTTCCCACCGATGACGAAATCAAGAGTTTAACACTACCCCAACTCGAAAAAATGTACAAGGAGATTGTCAAGAAAAAGGTGGACGCTAGCGTCAAAACCCAAAACAAGGTTGTGCAATACAACTCCAAGATCGATGCCGACTTACAGAGACAAAAGGATGAAGGCGACAAGACCCAAACAAAAGCAACTCTATTCGATGTCGTTGAGGAATTTGTCAATAAAGTAGAAGCCATCATTGGTCCGAATGTCAACATTAACAATAACAATCTATATCTGACCAAAAACGCGTACATAATTCACTTTGATATCAAAGGAAATAGACTCAAAGAACCCATGGTGGCTCTGGAGGGCGAGAAAAACTTTGCCTTCAAGAAGGGCGAGTCCAACTTCAAGACCGACGTCTATATGCATACCGACACCAAAACAGGGGCCAGTATGTACTTCCATGCCAAGGAACTTTATTTTTTGGGTTTCCGAGACCCGAATGGCAAAATGAACAAACAGGTTCAAAAACACTCATTCCTTCAAATAAACTATTCCCTGATGAACAAACTACTGTTTCTCGGGTATGAATCATTGTACATTGACACCGCCAAGCTCCCCGATGTGACGCGACAGAGGATCACCAACCTTAAAAACTGCTTGATACAGGTGAATAAACTGATATATCAGGTGAAGAATCGCAGCAAGGAATCAGACGACCTCATCAAAGAATACATATCCAAGTTTAAGGCCATTGACACCGGGAGTGATCCAAAAATCTTTGGAAACATGTATGATGTCATAAATGGGTCTTTCTATGTGCTCAAAAAACACACCCGAGAGCGCGATGAAACGGTGTATGCGCGATACCTCCTCAAGCATGAAAACACCGACCACGACCTCATCAAGTACATGTGCGGCGAGATGTCGCGCCTGCTCGACCTCAACCAGGACAAGTACAACAAGGTCAATCTTGGTTTCCTATTGATGACCATTGTCGACAACCAGTTTAACCGCTTCTACTCAAAAACCACCATCCACTTCAACAACGGCGTCAAGTTGGCAAAATTGTTGGCAGAATACACGATGGTTCAGATCTACGACGACGAGGACGAGCTGGTCGATCGACTCATCAAGGAACAAGACGAGGAGACCCGGACCGACAACATCGAAGAGAGTGAGGCATTGGACGCCACACAGGACGCCCCCGAGGAGGGCGACGACATGGGCGATGAAGATGTGGTCTTCATGCCCGACTATTAAATCATATCTGTTTTTATAAACCATATATGATCCTAATAAATGGTATAGGTGTCAAGTAAATCATCATCCGACAGCTTCTGAGTGGTGTTGAATTTCTGTTTCACCGTCCCGTACACCCTCGATATTTGATCATGGGTTATCGGAGTCATCACCATCGGTGTTCCTATCTGTCTACCTGCCGGCCTTATTCGTCTCATGATATTGTTTGCATCCATATAGATCGCCCACTCGTAGTTGTCCGGGCTCGTCTCATACGCAACCACTTCACCACTCACAAAGTTCTTGTCGTGGGGCATCAGCGTCATTTTCTCCTCCTCCAGTAACAAATCGCCGACCTTATTGTGGATGTAGTCGTTGAAATTGTTTAGGAGCACCTGTTTCAAGGACGGCTGTGCGGTATTGGTTAAATAGCCGTGGATAGAAGCCATCAGGTCATTAATCTTAGATGGCGGCGGCACTCCGCCGTACAGCTGGAATGCCTTGTTGAAAGCGGTGGGATCGAACACCTTCTTTTGGTTCTCTTGTATCATGTCTTCATATTTTTTGTTAACTACTACTTTCTTACTCAGTTTATCGTATGCTTGTTCATAATTGGCCCGTGCTCTGGACATCGCGTTCTCGCTTGTCGCTAACGTTGCTTTTGCTCTATCATATATGGTTCTTTCATTTGCAATTGTAGCATTCGTCAAAGGATCGGTACCGGGCGGCAGTGTTGACACGGCTGCATCGTAAGCTGCCTTTGCAACATCATACGCTTTTTTGTTGACATCATATGCTCGTTTGGCTCCATCGTGTGCTCCCTTTGCAGTACCAACTTCGGTTTGAGTCCGCGAAAGTATCATTTTCTCCCTCGCTTTTAAACTATCAATATTACCTTTATTGATATCCATGTGTTTGTCTTCGTACATCTCGCCATAGATCTTGTAGTGTAACAGCTGCGAGATGTGGTCGGGGTCGAACGAAAGACTGACGGTGTCGTCCTCATCCATGTTGAACTCAGGGAACCTGCTGTCGATCATCAGGAGGTACCCATAGTTGGGCACGTAGTAATCGATGTTGTTCACGCGGTACTTCCAGTAGCCGATGTTACTGGTGCTGTTGGCCTCCGCGTTGAGGTCCTTAATGTAGACGTTGTTTTCGAGGGAGAAGTCACGAAATGCTATCTTTTGCTGCTCGAGCACCATCATGGCGACGACCAGTTGGAAAATGATGCTCTTCCACACCTTGTCATCGTACACACCCGATTGGATCTGTTTGTGGATGGGTCCGTTGACTTGATAGGTCTTGGTTGCCCAGTTGAGGATGTTTTGGGTGGGACCCTCGGTGACGGCAACGATGCACTGCTCGCTTTTCACCTTGGATTTGTCCATCCTGTCGTCCAACAGGAACTTCTTGGTCTGGTCCTTGTTTTGGAACTGCTCGTTTGTCTCCTTGCTGGGCATGCGGCCGTACCCCCAAACAACAAATAAGTCCTTGGCTATCTCTTGGGTCTTGGCGATGACCTCCTGGTGGAACATCTCGTCCTTCACCTTGTTAACGTCCTTGATGAGATCAAAGTTGTAGTTTTTGTATTTGCTGCTCAGCTCTTCGATCTTCTGGAAGTTGACGCCGCTGTTTTGGGTGCGGAAGTAGGCATACATAGTGACAAAGTTGGGGCACACCTTTTTCTTAATGACGTCCTCCTTGATTTTCTCGTAATACAGGATCTCACGCCACACATCCGAGTACGTCTTTTTGAGTTTATCAGACACCCCTGCGGTGACGAACTTATCGAACAGGCTCAGGGAATAAATGCGGACGTGCATGCTGATGCTGTCGCTCGCACACTGCACCTGTATGCGGCTTTGGTTGAATCGCACCGGGTAGCAAGTGCGGAACATGACCATGTTTTTGGGAATGGTGCGGTACACATTGTTGGTCAATCGGCTGAAATGATAGGGGTTAATGTCCATAAACTTGAGACGGCTCATCAGGTTGGACAATTCAAAGGTCTTGCGCTTGTTGTCGCCATCCATGTGAATTTCCTCGTTGTCCCCCTTAGTAATGATCATAGACCGAACATAGTTGTTGATCACCAGGCGTTCACTCAGAGTGGTGTACCTATTTTGGGCAATGGCAGTTGGTGGGAGCACGTCCTCATAGATTTGAGCGATTTGGCTAAGGTCACCCGTGGCATTGTTGACTGAGATGTTATAGTTCTTTATTACCGGAACATTATTTGGTGTCCATGCATAACCTATTGCCGGCGGATTGTATAGGGTAGAGGGATGCAGCGGATTGGGGACGGGGACGTAGGTCGCCGGGTATATGGGCTGCGGTTGTGGCGCCCGTTGACCCAGGATGTTGTCGTTCACCTTTACCTCAAAAACTGGCTGGGGAGGCGGGGGAAACTTGGGCATGGCAGGATGATCCACCTTGTCCATCTTGAAGCGGCGATCGTCCTCCGCAGTCTTAAAGGGAGTATTAGCGGCGCCTTGATATTTGGGCACCACCCTTCCGGAACCACCTCGCTTGTTGCTATCTACTTGTTGAAAAAAAAATTACGGCCGCCCATCATCTGGGGCATCATTCCAGACATACCACCCATTTCCGGTGGCATCATGCCGGGCATACCCTGCATACCACCCATAGGCATACCCTGCATACCACCCATAGGCATACCGTTCATACCACCCATAGGCATGCCCTGCATTCCGCCCATAGGCATATCACCCATGGACATACCTTGGGGCATACCACCCATAGGCATGCCGCTCATGGGCATAGACATGCTATTAAAAGACATGCCATTCATGGGCATCGAGTTTGCAAACTCGGCAGGCATGGAGGCGGGCATGCCCATGGATTGACCATAGCCAGGGAAGCTAGGGTTCATCGGCATATTGGTCCTGGACATCCCCATTCCCATGTCATCATAGGAAGGCGGTCCAGGTTTGGCGTTAGAGGCCATCTTGGTCAAGTCATTGTGAGTCACCCCCAGAGCCTGACCGATCCTGTTAATCTTCAGTGGTTGTTTGGAGGATTTAGTTTTATTCATTTTCATGTCATCCTCGGATTCGTCGTCCATCAGTGTCTTCTTGCCAGGCATCTCACTGGAAATTGCATCCAGATCATCGGGAGTCTCCTCGTATTTTTTCTTAGATGGCTTGGCTACCGGTGTCATCTCGTCATCTGAATCGGTGGTGGTCGGGATGTCGTCCAAATCATCCGGGGATTGAAAGTCCTTGTTTTTCTCTTCGGAGTCAGAATCATCATCTGAGTCGATCGTCTTTGGGGGTGTTTCACGCTTGGTGGTATGCTTGGTGGTATGCTTTTTGGAACGCGCTTCCTTCACAATATGTTTTAAGCTTTTGGAGGTAGGTAGGCGGCGAGTACCTTTAATAGTATTTCTCTTGTTATCGCTTGCTGAATAGAGTTCATAGCTTGTACTGTCCATAATATTATTATTAAATATATTATTTTTATGAGCTAAACTTTCTATAAACGTTTTTATGTCATCATCCCCCTGTCCATCTACGGTCGACCTATCAAAAAAATACAGTTTTATGCTCTCGCCATCGTAATACACCATATCACTTGTCAAGTTCCCATGCACGAAACCAGGATGGTCCCGTCTGATAGTGTTGAGTGTGTCCCGCACTTGTCTTACTATAACATCTCTGTTTCTGTCATTTATGATTTCTCTCACCAACTTTAACTCCTTAAACCTTTCTGTTACGCATACCCTGTACATAGACGCGTCCATACCCTTGACGTACTTTAATAGCCGTTTTGCCGGTACGTCCATTTGGCAAATAGGTAACAATATATTGGAGGTCTTTCCATATATCACCAGGTCACTCAATAAGTAGGCTATCTTGGAATTATTATGAGATTTATCATTGAGGGGTGCCACATGAATACGAATTTTCTTGCCATCGTACACGTGATACTGTCCTATCCTCCCCATGTGTTTTGCATTCTTAAAGATTTCATCGAGATAAACAGAAACCCGCGGATCCGTGTGTGAGATCCGTACATTGTCCATGTTCATTGCGTGGGCTATGGTGACGCTCGTACGGTCGTATTTACTACGATTGCCCTTATACACATAATCATAGAGTATATCCGTCAGTTGCTTGATAGTGTACTGGTTCATTTATATAAACACACATTTTTTTTACACAATTAATAAACACTTAAGACTCGAGCACTGGGTTCCCCTTTTGTGTCAATCCAGTTGGGCAGCCAGAAATGAGGGATTACCCCCGCGTTCTCGTCGCCAAAGTATTCGTCGAACAGTTTTCTATAACAGTATGCCTCCTTGGTTTTGGGCGTGCAGTACTCGTAGATGTGACTGTCCCTGTTGAACTCATCATCGGATATCATTTGATCGATGTCCTCCTTCAGATACTCAAATAGGGATCGGTCAGTACTGGACACGCCATCCGAAAACGCCTCCTTCTTGCGATACAAAACCTCGTTTGGTAATATGTCCGGGTACATGGACGCAAACGCCGTGCGGATGAAATGCTTTTCCATGCGTCCATTTCCAGGCACACGCCATTCAATTGGTAGGCTCATATAATAGTCAACAAAATTGACGTCTAGGAAAGGTATCCGTGCTTCCAGTCCATGGTAGCCTAGACACCGGTCCACACGCAGTCCATCGTATCTGTGGATTTCTTTGACCAGTTTCACGCTCTCTTTGTGTGCTTCTTGCACCGAGGGATGACAATAAAAATACAGGTAACCCAACTCCACCTCATCCGCACCATCTCCGTTAATGATCACTTTTATGTCTGTGTTTTCACTAATGTACTTTGCTAACAGGAACTGTCCAATGCTGGCACGATTGGTGGTAATGTCCCAGGACTCCGTTGCTAGTACCACATTCGGGATCGCATCCAGGGCTTCCTCGGGCGTAAAATACACTTCCGTGTGATCCGTGCCCAAGTGTTCAGCAACTTTCCTTGCATAAGCCAGGTCTGTCGATCCAGGCATGCCAATGCTAAATGTTCTGAGATCTTTTACGCCCAGGATCCTTACCAATATGGCTGCCACCAGGCTGCTGTCAAGTCCTCCCGATAACAAACACCCAATAGGACGGTCCGACATCAAACGAGCCTTCACCGCCCCAACCAGTCTGTTCGTCACCTCTCTATATGCCACATTCACATCTACATCCTTCTGAATCTCGTAATTGTACCCGTAATACGGAACCAATTCTCCATTCATCATGAAATGACCCGGAGGAAACACATCAGCTCGATCCACCAGACCGCTCAGCCCCGACAACAGGCTCGAAAACACCACGCCATTCCCGATCGAGCCAAAGAACAGAGGACGCACGCCGATCGGGTCCCGTGCCACAATGTAGTTGATGTTATCCTGTTCCTCAATGATGACGACAAAGGCAAACTCACCATGCACCTCTCGGATTGCCTTTGATACATTGTAATCATGGTGTTTTAGTAAGTGATACAGTACCTCGCAATCCGAGGTTGAATGTGTCACTAAATCGTATTTCTGTATGAGTTCCTTGTGATTGTAAATTTCGCCGTTGCAGATTAAACTGATGGTTTTGTCCCCGTCTTGGAAAACAAAGGGTTGGTTGCCGTTGTCCGTCAGGTCGTTGATGGCAAGCCTGGTGAAGCCCAATACGTATTTGTTTTTTGGCACCACCGCCAACATGTCAGGTCCCCTCCGTTGCAACGACTGTATATACCTTTGAAATGCAATATTTGTTATGCTATCGGAGACCATGCACCAGATACCGCACATTATGTAATAAACACTATAAAAATCATAATGTTTAAGTGTTTTGTGACAAAAATATCGAACCTATAGTTAATGTTCGATATTCTTGAAGACATCAAAAAAAAGATCACCGACAAGGTCTCAAACTTTGACCTGTACCTCAATATTTGCATCACGCTGGTCCTACTGGCAACGTGCTATTATATGATCCTCCTAATTGCATCCTACGTTAATCGCGAAGCCAACGACCGCGCTTTCAAGGTGGCAAACATACTTGGTATTGTTTCTTTGGTGCTTTTCTACATCAAAAACATGAGCCGTGTTAACCTGTTTATTAAATCGCAATGGGTCAGTCTTGACAAGAACCAAAGGATCATCTTGCTGACCTTTATCGTCATGTTCATCGTCAACTTCATCATCAGGACGATGAGAGAGGACGCTATTAACACAAAGTTCCTCAACAGTACCAACATGTTGATCATACTAACCGGTTTGATGTTGAGTATTACCATTGCTAAGACCATCAACAGCGTCGTTTATATGAAGGACTACGTGAAGAACAATAAAAAGAACCAACTTTACTACAATCTCAACCGTGAACTATCCGTGTCCAAATTAAACACCATCAAGACTAGTCTCGAGTCAGATATTTAATCCAAGGGATTTCTTTTTTGTAGCCATCACTAGGAGTTTCTAATATTACTGGTATGTTGTGCTGTTTCGCTAACTTTACAACATCCCCCAACGTTTCCTTGCCAATGAATCCTTTGCCGATCCGTTCATGGCGATCCACGTGCGAGTCATACTCCCGTTTGCTGTCATTTAAATGAATCAAGACGATATCGTTTATGAAAGCCTCAAAAAGTGCTCGTAACAACAGCTTCTTTTTTATGTTGTAACCTGCAGAGAACACGTGTGCGGTGTCAATACACAGTTTCAACACTTTCTTTTCCCTGTCTGAAAAACGTGCATAAAATGTCACCAGTTGATCAAAGGAGTTATTCTTTGTAGCGAGTAGTTCCGTGCCTTGTCCTGCAGCCGTTTCAAGTATGACCTTTACTTTCAGGTTTTCCTCCATCACCCGACGTACAATATACTTGAGAGAGATGTACATGTAATCCAACGCATCCTTCTCGCTGTGTTCCATGTGGTTGCCAACATGAATCACACAACCCTCCGCTCCCATGTAGTCAGAAATGAGCACTTCATTATAATAGGATTGTATCCAATAAGCATCCGCCGGAGTGACCACCCTCTTGGCGAAATTCAGGGTATAGGGCGAATGGACGAACAATTTCATGTTGTTGTCTCGAAGGTAGGCTTTTATGTCTGGTCCCAAAGTTTTGTATTTCTTTAACAGTTTTTCTTTGTGACGTCCGCTCATGGGGTTGGAAACGAACACCTGCAACGCATTTCCGCCGTATGATTGGACCTCTTTCAGTGCCCCTATGATACCCGCCTTCTTGCTCACATGGGCACCAAAGTAAAACATAACTTATTTATAGAGGAGATGTTATTTTAATGTATAACCCAACATGTTTTTTATCGATAAATACACTATCACCAGCAAATATCGTATCAATTTTAGCCATCATAGGGAAATATATAAGAAACTGTTTGGTGATCTGTTGCCAGCAGCGAATCCTGAAAAACAAAATTTCGCTTATCTACCAAACTTGCTCGTGCATGGCGGGACGGGGTGTGGAAAGAAAACCCTCATCAACATCATTTTAAAGGAACTATATGGTGAAAACGCACTGAAGACTAGAAAAGAGGAATATTCTATTTCCGGATACGGTAACACCAATGTGGATGTGGAGATAGAACAGAGTGATTTCCACCTGGTGATTGAACCCAATAACAGCGGCTTTGACAAGTACCTCATACAAGAGATCGTCACGGAGTACGCCAAGCGCCAGTCACAGTTTGTAAGCTCAAAAGCACCTTTTAAAATAGTTGTAATCAACAACGTGGATCACCTATCTTACTACGCACAGACGTCGCTGCGGTGCACCATGGAACGCTACCAAAAAAACTGCAAGTTCATCCTCTGCTCCTACCAAATATCCAAGATCATCGATCCCCTCCGAAGCAGGTGTCTTGATGTGCGCGTGCCCAAACCCTCCTTGAGCGACATCATGGGCACCCTGTTGTGGATTGCCGAGTGTGAAGGCTTTAACATACCCCCAAAGGTGTCCGCCAAGATACTCAAAGAGTGCAACAAAGACGTAAAAGCCGCCATATGGATGCTGGACATGTACCGTCAACGGATTTGCAATTTTTCCCTGGCCTGGAAAACAACACTCGATCGCATTGTCACCATGATGCACCATTTCTATTTTAAGAAGAAACCCATTACCATAGCCAATATAACCGAGTGCCGATTGATACTTAACAACATCCTTATTACCAACATTTCGGGGACGGAAATAATGGTGCAGCTGCTTGAAAAGATCATTCATTCCTCTAAGCAGTTTCCCAACAACTTTCTACATAAAATTGTTGAAAAATTCAGTGAATTCGACAATAGGTTATCTAAAGGTAAGAGAAGTATTATACACTTAGAGGGACTGCTCATCGGACTCTTCTATCTATCTATTCAACATGAAAATTGAGGTGGATATTGACGAAGACAAGTTTCCAGAAATAGCACAGTACACAACGGATGAGGTGAAACACATATGCAAGCAGTCCTTCATTGACTGGTACCGCAAGAGACACCAACCCAACCTGGACAACAAGATATGTGAGGTGTTGCAGTCCACTCTGGTACCGGTGATTCAGGACTTGCATGAAACTAGTAAGGAACTGTTTGGGATATCCAAAGTGTCTCAGAAGAAGGGAGAGATCATGGAGAACAACGTGTTTGAGATGTTTCGAAACAGCCTCCAGGACTATGCCATTACCCCGACAAATCACCTGCCCCATAATGCAGATGCCGAGGTGGTAACCCCCAATAACGTCAAGCTCTTGCTAGAAATAAAAAACTACACCAATGCCGTCGACCAGAAGGAAATCAACAAACTAAAGTATGACATGAAAGAGACCGGCATCAGACACGCTCTATTCATATCCATTAAATCAGCAGTGTCTGGCAAGAAGATGATTGATTATGAGGTGTGTGAGGAAGGATTGATTGTGTTTTTAAGTTATGTTGGAGACGTCACCAAGGTCCACTGCGGACTACTGTTGGTGGACATGATGTCGCAAAACCTTATGGTTCAACATAAAGATGACGATGTTGAGCTAACTCTGAGAGAGGGATTGGAAGAAATGACGCAAGTGATCGACATGTATATGGTAACAAAAGATAAATTCATGGATATGGAAAAACACATCAAGAGTCACATGGATAGCTTTTATCTGTTTATTCGAGACAATGAACTGAAATTGAAGGAAAAGATAAACGAAATATTTGGAACCATTACTAAACAGGTCCAAGAAGTGCAGAAAACAGAATTGCCCAAGGACAAGTATTTGATCGTCATGCAGAGGACGATCGATATCTTGGAAAACAATGGAATTGAGATAGTGCAACGAGAGGATAATTTGTGGGATCTTAAACGGGATGACCTTGTGTTGGGCGAGTTAAAGAAGCGAAAGGTTGGTGTGGATGTTATCCTAAAGCGACCCAACATAGAAATGCGCATGGCAAATGACGATGTTCATTTTAAGATGTTAGAGGACATTACAAAAAGTTAATGCATTATGGTAACGCATCAGGGTTAATGCATTATGGTGTCTCCATCAGGGTTAATGCATTATGGTAACGCATCAGGGTTAATGCATTATGGTAACGCATCAGGGTTAATGCATTATGGTATCTCCATCGGTGTCCACGTTCCAGATACACTTTGTGTGGACGTGTCCTGTCCTCTTGCATTTGTTGCACATGACGGACTGTTTATTGTTGAATACCGTGTTAACAAGTTCGGTGGGTGGGGCTTTGTAGTCGTGGGTCGCCGTCCACTTGCCGCCCCTCACATTATTGTAACCGAATTTGTACATAAGTTCCAAGGTCAGCCTGTTCTCGTCTTCCACACTGCCATCCTCAATGTGCACCACGTTTAGGGGCTGGTGTTTCTTGCACCACTCAGATCCAATCCCACTAAAGTGTTGTTTTATGCGGGTGTCGTCATTCTTCTCGGAGTATCCAACGTAGTAATGACCTCCTTCTAGTTCGATAACATAGATCATTTTATTGTATTATGTGATAGCGTACAATAAAATAAAATCTTCAATTAATTCTGAGGGCTGCGGCGCGGCTCCGTTTGTTTACGGCGGTACTTTCTGAGTGATTTCTCATTCAATGACTTCATGCGCACCGTCCTCGGTCGGATGAGACGGTGCGCCTTGGGTTTCATCGTCGGAGGAACCGTGGACGGAATTTGGTGCAAAACGTACACATTGTCAAGAGCGACATACTTTGAATACATCACGATCTTGGCTTTTACGATAATGTCGTCGAATATCTTCCTCGCTTCCCACGACACGTTTTGCTTAGCCATTTCCACCCGCACTCCTGTAACGCACAACTCAAATGGGATAAACATTATCTTCTTGGCGGCGTTATGCTTGTTCCACCATGCAAGGGGTGCATTTTGGTATGTGTTTTGAATAAAATCCGTTAGGGGCTTCTTTAAGTTCTCGCACACAGATTTAATTACCTTTCTGATATCGATAACTACATCCTCGCTAATGTCGGTTTTTTTGTATACCCGGTTTACTTCTCTCAGGATTGGCCACATCTGAAGCGGGACCATTGTATCCAGCTCCGTCCGGTCTGCCATTCTGATGGACTCTCCACTGATCAAGACGCCATCATCTGCGGTTCCATTGAACAACACTCCATGGTACTGCCAACAGCTATTGTCAGTTGTATTGGATATTGTGCCACTCTGATGCCACCACACACTGCATTCGCCATGCGGGTTCCCTTTGCGAAACTCTCCGATGTAGGTGTATGCGTCACACTCAAAAACGCCGATTCCATGCGGCACCTGTTCCTTCCATAGGATCTGTCCCGAGTAATGACCCGGGATACCGTTTATGGTTATGGAAACATCTGTGGTAAAGTGAGCGTCCGGGGTGGGGATGCCTACTAGGTAGCACAAAGTGTCCTTGATAAAGATGTCGCTGATACGGTACTTCATTTTTGGGGTGTTGTTTAGTAGCGTACAGAAACACTGATTTTTTTCAATTTTTAATAGCAAGGGGCTTTAGCCCTTTACTATTAAAGGTTAGGGCATATTTCCGCAAGGAAATGTGCTTCAATTTTTCTGCAGCCTGCAAGGCTAAAGAAAAAATAGGCGCAGCCGTCAGGCGATAAACGAAAGCAAAAGCTTTTATTTTACTCAAGCGAGTTCAATTTTTAATAGCAAGGGGCATATTTCTGTAATAAAAAGTGTTTTTATTTTAGTTCTGCTATGTGCTTTTAGTTTTATAAACCAACTTAAAAGTTGAAACATATTATACTATATTGCCAGGTGGGAATAGGAAAAATGGCTCCCAAAACGACGAAAACCATTGAGGAAAAGTATCAGAAGAAGACTCCCATTGAACACATATTAACGCGTCCCGATACCTACATCGGCGAGGTGAAATGCCAACAAGAGGAGCATTGGGTGTTGGACGGGGACAGGATAGTAAGGAGGCAGATCAACATCCCTCCGGGATTGGTCAAAATATTCGATGAGATTCTGGTGAATGCTTGTGACCATACCAAGACCGACAACACGTGTGACACGATCAAGGTGTGCATCAACGCGGAGGACAATGAGATATCTGTATGGAACAACGGTAAGGGCATCGATGTGGAGATCCATAAGGAGCACCAAGTGTATGTCCCACAGTTGATCTTTGGAGAACTGCTGACTTCGACGAATTACGATGATACCGAGAAGAGAACCACCGGTGGGAGGAATGGATATGGTGCCAAGTTGACCAACATTTTTTCAACGCGGTTCACCGTCGAGACCGTGGACAGCGAGCGTGGACGCAAGTTTTACCAGGAATTCAAGGAAAATATGGGATCACGCACGACTCCTAAAGTGACCAACAATAAACACAAGTCATACACATGCATTACCTTCAATCCAGACCTTACATGTTTTGGGTTGGACACGCTGACGGATGATGTTGTATCATTGTTGCAGCGCCGGGTGTATGACATTGCGGGGACGCATTCTGGTATCAAGGTATATTTAAATGACAAACGCATCGAGGCAAACAACTTTAAAAAGTACATTAGTATGTATGATTTCGGGATTGATAACAAGGAAGATGGCAGTGAGTCCGAAGAGGGTGCTGGTTTTGGGGACCTTATTTACGAGGAAGTGAATGACAGGTGGAAGGTGGGTGTGATGTACCATCCGCAGTTTGACCACAAAAACATATCGTTTGTGAACTCCATCAACACCTACAAGGGGGGCAACCACGTGAACCATGTCCTTGACAACATCGTGGACCGCATCAAGACCATCTTGATGAAGAAGAGTAAAGACATAAACGTGAAGCCGGCGCAGATCCGTGAGAATCTCGTTATTTTTGTGGATGCGATCATAGAAAACCCGTCTTTCACGAGTCAGACCAAGGAGGAACTGAAGACAAAGCCAAGCGAGTTCGGTTCAAAGTGCGAGGTGTCGGACAAGTTCATTACCAGGCTTACCAAGACGGGGATTGTGCAGGCAATCATGACGATGGCTAAGGCGCGCGAGCAGTCCATCCTCAAGAAGACGGACGGCAAGAAGACGTCATCCCTCAAAGGTCTTCCCAAGTTGGAGGACGCTCATTGGGCAGGCACCCGCAAGTCGCCTCAGTGCTATCTGATCCTGACGGAGGGAGACAGTGCTCGCGCGATGGCCTTGAGTGGACGTGAGGTGGTGGGCGCAGAGAAGTTCGGCGTCTTCCCCCTGAAAGGTAAATTGCTGAACGTTCGAGAGGCGAATCCTAAACAGTTGCTAGACAACGAGGAAATAAAAAACATCAAGAAGATCATGGGACTCCAACAAGGAAAGGAATACGAGGACACGACCGAACTGCGATACGGTCACATCATATTGTTGACAGATGCGGATGAGGATGGTAGTCATATTTCTGGATTGCTGATGAACTTTATCCACTTTTTCTGGCCATCGCTGATGAAGATTGAGGGATTCATCACTTCTCTCGCAACTCCTATCGTGAAGGCCACCAACAATCGCACCAAGGAGACAACTGTGTTTTACAACCTGACGGATTACGAAGAATGGAAGAATCACAATAATCCAAACGAGTATTTCATTAAATATTACAAAGGATTGGGCACGAGCAACAAGGAGGAAGCCAAGGAATACTTTAGGGACATCGAAGAAAAGTTAATCAAGTACATCGACCGGACTGATAAAGAAAAGTACACCACGGTCAAACCCAAACATAATGACACCACTAAGGAGGCCATGACGTTGGCATTTGAGAAGAACCGCGCGGATGACCGCAAAGTGTGGCTCATGAACTACGACCGTCTCAGCATCCTCGCCAACAGTCAAAAGAGCGTCACTATTCCAGAGTTCATCCATAAGCGTCTCATCCACTTCTCGAACGAGGATATCAATCGTTCAATTCCCTCGTTGTGCGATGGATTCAAGCCTTCCCAAAGAAAGATTTTGTTTGGTACAATACTGAGGCGGCTGTTCACCAAACGGGACGAGATCCGAGTCGCACAGTTGTCGGGATTCGTTTCGGACAAGGCTTGTTACCATCATGGTGAGGCAAGCCTTCAGGGCGCAATTATTAACATGGCACAAAACTTTGTCGGCTCAAACAACATCAACATCTTGTATCCCAGCGGACAGTTTGGCAGTCGCATTATGGGAGGCAAGGATGCAGCTTCCCCGAGGTACATTCACACGTTCTTGGCAGAACTGACACGGTACATCTTCAGATCGGAAGACGACCCCATTCTCAATTACCTCAATGACGATGGAACATCCATTGAACCCGAATGGTATATTCCCATTATTCCAATGGTTTTGGTGAACGGGGCCAGCGGGATCGGAACCGGGTTCAGCACGGACATCCCTTGCTACAACCCCAAAGATATCATCGATAATATTTATTTGAAGATGGAGGGCACCAACAAGAAACTCAAGACTATGAAGCCCTGGTATAATAAATTTACGGGTACCATCAATGAGATCGGAGATGGCAAGTATTCTTGTTATGGTAAGTACGAAGACGCCGGAGATGACAAGATACACATCATTGAACTCCCTGTCGGAACGTGGATGTCGCCCTATAAAGAGTTTTTGGAAGAACAAGAAGATAAGAAGGATTTCATCACGGGATACACCAGTAATATTACAGACGAGAAGGTCAGTTTCACGGTTACACTCAAGAAAAAAGACACGGAACCCGATACAATCTACCAGAAGCTCAAGTTGGTGTCGCGGTTCAGCACCAACAACATGCACTTGTACAATGCGGATGGACGGATCGTCAAGTACGGATCACCCAAAGACATCCTGTCAGAGTTTTACGATGTGCGATTGCGCATGTACACCAAGAGAAAGGATTATATCATAGCTAAACTGGAGTATGAACTAGACGTCCTCACGTATAAGATAAAATTCATCGAACACATCCTAGACAAAAAAATTATCATTGAGCGTCAGAAAAAGGATGCCATCATTAACAAGCTAATAGAGTACAAGTTCCCCAGACTAGACTCTAGCTTTCGGAGCGGGGATGCTAGCTACGATTACTTGACGAACATGTACCTATTCTCGCTGACGGAGGAGAAGATCGAGGAGCTCCGCAACAAAATACGCAACAAGGAACAGGAGTTGGCGACGGTGCGAGCCACCACGGAGATTGAAATGTGGCGGAATGAGCTAATCGAGCTGGTTGACAAGTACGACGAATGGATGGCGCTGCAGATGGAGTCCACAGCGGTGCCCAAGAAAGGAAAGTCCAAGAAGAAGGTCCGCGCTTGATTTATAAAAAACTGAAAAAATGTAAATCATACTGTCTACCAATATGTAACCACCCAGAATGTCCAACACCGACAAATCGTTCCAGGGCAAGGAGATCAGCCGCCTCCGCAAGGAGATTGAGCAATTGACTTTGGAGAACACAAAGCTGAAACATGATGCGCAAAAGTATGTAAAAAAGGATGACCTCGAGGCTGCCGTGAAGGCGGCCGTCAAGAAAGAAGAGAACAAGGCGTATATTGAGCGGCACAACCTCGTGAAGGAGCACGAGCGTATCCTGGCTGAGAAGGACGCCATCATCATGGACGTAGAGAAGGCTAACAAGCTGCTGAACGACAAAATGATCACCATGAAGGAGGAGGTGGACAAGTACAAGAAGCTGTCCGAGATGAAGGTGGGACCCGCGCGGGTGCATCAGCAGCTGCGCGATGAACGGACCAGTCACAGCAAGACCCAGCACGAGCTGGTCCGGATGCAGCAGGAGCTGGCCAGGGTGAAGGGACACTTGGAGAAACACGCCATCGAGAACAACTACCTGCGTGACCACCTGGTGGAGAAGGAGAAGGCCATCCAGTACATTTCCAGCGAGGCGGTCCAGACTGAGGCAATCCGCAACCTTATTGCACAGAAGGACGCCATCATCCGGGACAAGACCAACCGCATCGATAACATGGCCGCGTGCCTGTACAACCAGGCCGTCGAGAGGTCCCACGAATATGATATGATCCTGGATGTCGTGCCAATGCTGCGCGATCTGGCCATGAAGGGTCACGTCAACGCCATCATCCGCGTCAACAAGGAGCAGTACGACCTCATCCTCACCGAAGATGTTGGCGGCTTTGGCGCTTGCAAGGTGGCCATGGACAAGCTGCACCTCGACAAGGACAAGGTGATGTGCAGCATCCGCATCAAGGGCAACGAGTACGCGGTGTTCATCTCCGAGAACACCCCCATTCAGATCTGCTTCTGAAAACTTTGATAAGGTTCATACCATAAACAATAATCGATTACTTTAACACACACAATCATGGATACCATACTACTTGGTCTATCTCAGTTGGTAAATGACCTTGAAATAGGTATTGTACCTTATATTATAGACAAGTATGAATGGATGTATCAGATCGATGATGCCCTCAATCGTATTGCGGCCCCCTTTTTTCCTCGTATGCAGTATCTGTTCGAAGCTAAACAATACGACGAAAATGTACAAGACGTGTATGATAACCTTGTTAAGGATATTGAGACCTTCATCCACACATTTCAAAATGATATATACTTAAAGATTTAATAAAAGGGGGGAGTAATAATGGCTAGACAGAATGGTAGTTTTTTTGAGTATTGTGTATACAGTTCCCTGGGTGGTCAACCATATGATGTCTACACTTTGCAAAAGTTTGATGGGTCATTATTGGGACAACCTGTCATTTTCAACATGGACAAGGTTGTGCAAACACGCGTAGTTAAACATGTGCGATTACTTGGTGATAACCATGGAAGGAATGGTGTCACGTCTGATATGATGGTATATTTTGATGATGGGACTGTATGTGGTGTGAGTTGTAAGAGAAATAACATGTCAATTAAACATCCCTGTCCACGTGGTATCGTTCGTTTCTTGGATGGTTTTAAGAAACTATCATTTATTCGTTTATACAACCAACTCAACATTAAATGGTACAACAGAATACGTCAATATGAGGTGTTCCGCTGCGTACCTGCAAAAACAAAACAACAAATGTTAAATGAGGTGTCGAAGCTAGTCGCGTCATACATTAATGAAGAATATATAAGGTTTTTATTGTCCTATAATACCGCTAGAAAGGATTACATCGTGCAGTACAACAAAAGGGGACCGCTGTGTCCCTCGCACGATTTGTGTGTTTACAGCATGCGAGATGTTTCATTTAATAATATTCAGATTAAACACAACAAGCATTGGATTTATATTGTTGTGGATGGTGTGGAAATATCGATGCGTTTACATACGGCATCGTCTAGGATCAAACAGACGATCAAACTCAAGTTTGACACCAAGATAAAAGA